GTACTATAGTACAAATGTATTATAGTACAAATGTACTAATAGCAAAATCTGCGTGTTACATGCAGCGCTATAAAACCGGCGTCGGCATGTATGCAAAAGCCCCTATAAAACCCGCAGCCCCCAAGTCCCTTGGGGTCCCAAAAACCGACCTGCCCCAGGTCCCTAGGCACAAGAAAACCGGCATGGCGCCGGTCCCTTGAGCGTGAGAAAAACCGGTCGGCCGCAAGACCTCAGGCCTCGAGGCCCATCTCTTCGCATGCTTCGCGCAGCTCGTCATCGCTGGCGGCCATCAGATCGTTGCGAGCCTCGATCATCTGGTCTTCGAAGATCTCCCCACGCTTGACCATGGCCGCCACGAGAGCGGCCACGATCTGCATGCGCTGGTCTTCGGTGAGGTGGGTGTCGTTCATGGCAATCAAACCAGCCCCAGCAGGCGCAGCCAGGAGTCGTCTGCGTCGTGCTCAACGGTGTCACCATTGGGCGTCTCGCACACGCTGTCAAAGGTCCAGCGCTCGATCTCTGCCATGGCGGGCACGGGCCACCACTTGCTGCGCCAGCGCAGCTTCAAGACGGTACTGCCGTCACCGTTGCGGGTGAAGCGGCCGACGGCGCCATTGCGCAGCAGCTTCTGTGTGGTGCCATCAGGCAGGGTCACGGTTCGCACCAGGCGGCTGGGCACGAGCACGTCGTCGCCCTTGCGTTGAATGGTGACGGTGGCGGGGAATTGGTCGGCTTTGGTGATCATGATCAGATAGGGGATAAAGGGGCGTAGGAACGAATCCTGCTGATGCGGTTGGAGTGGTGCAAGCGCCACGCCGGCTCAATGCCGGCAGCACTGCAAGCCTTGACCAGGCTTGCGGCGTCCTCGTCTTCTTCCAGGTAGACGTGGTCACCACGCTCGTACGAGAAGCAGGTGAACTGCTTGCGCCAGTGAGTGCCAAGGAGGCGCTCCAGGAAGGCTTTCTCGACCTTGACCCAAGCGTGGCCAGGGTCGGCGTAGACAAGAAAGGCGCGGGTCTTCATGCCAACACCGGCGCGGGGTGATCGTTGGCCAGCAGTGCATCAGCCAGGCGCTCGGCGTCGTCGAGCACCATCAGGTAGTCCTTGCGCAAAGGCTGGTAGCCGATGCTGTGCAGGTCATTGCTGAGCCCAAAGGCTTCGACGTGCCAGCCCGCGATGTGCAGGGCCTTGATCACGCGCTGGGCGTAGTCGCGAACTTGATTCAGGGTGGTCATGGGATAAAGGCCGTTTGGCTTGATCTGAGAATAGATGAGCGCCGGCTGGTAGGGCCGGTTTCGTTACGGACTGAAACACTCAGGCGAACTGCATGTCCCAGCCGTTGTCGCGCACCGCATCAGCCGCGATGTACCAGCGGTGGAAGCTGGCGCTCTCGCTGCCATCGGTCCAGGTGCGAACCCGGCTGCGGGCAGGACCGTAGGCGTGAGGAAGGGTGGCGTGTTCGAACCAGACGGTCTTCTCGGTGCGCTTGACGCAGATCACCGGAAAGGAGCTGTGGGCGCAGGCCAGGCTGCCGTAGTAGGTCTGGCCGACTTCAAAGCGGAGCATGACGGGCAAGGGATAAAAGGCGGCCCGGTGGCCGATGTGCAAATGGTAGGCGGCTCCCGGAACCAGGGCCGCCCCTTCGTTACAAACTGTCACGAACGCAGTAGCTGCCCTGGCTGAGCCAGCCGTACGGGCATTGCACGGACAGTCGCTGCACCGCTTCCTGCCGGGCCCGAGGCGCCGGCACGCAGTAGCGACCCTGGGTGTAGTAGCCGAGAGGGCAGGCGCCGACCTGCGGCACCGGCTGGCCGAGCTGGGCCAGTAGCACGAGTCCAATCACGAGACTGCGGTGAGACTGACGTAGGACCGCGGCCGATCCTGAGCGACGCCCAGGCTCTGCTCGTCCAGCTGCAGCTGCCGGAGCTGCAGGCTCAGGTTGTCGCAGACCGCCGAATAGCTCCAGTTGTGGCGCACCTTGCGCACCACCATCAGGCCCTGGGTCTCGATCCGGTCGAGCCGGTTGCGCTCCATGTGGGCCAGCAGGAACTCACGATCAGCAGACAGCTCGGCCTCGAGCTGCTGGATCTGGGACTGCAGCCGCTTGGCCCGGGCCAGGCGCTTGCCGATGCTGCCGGTGGGGGCGTAGGAACGGATGGTCATGGGGTAAGCGTCGAAGACCCCAGAACCGTAAACCTCGGCCGGCCGCCACAGGCTGGCGCCGTTACAAATCGTTACCTAGGAGCCCGAACCCCGCCGGCCCCGGCCGGTGACGCGCCGCTCGACGGTCTCGAGCGCCAGGCCCAGGAAAGCGGGAATGGCCCGGGCCCCCGTCTCCCAACGGGCGATGGTGACGCGGTCAACACCGAGCCGATCGGCTAGCTCCTGCTGGGTCAGACCCAGGCGCTCCCGGAAGGCAACGAGCTCTTGCTGTGTCATGCGCCATCTGTAACCGATGGCAACGCGACCGTCAACGGCCGCCCATGACGTCCTTGAGCTTGCCAAACACCAGCTTGGGGAATTCGACCCTGGCCACCCGGTCGGTGAGCCCGTAGAAGTCGTAGCGGGTCTTCACGCTGGGCGGCGTCGGCATGTACTTGAACAGCATTTTGATGTCGCGCCCCGAGCGCCGGTAGATGCCAGGCTTCAGGCCCGAGCGGTTGCCTGGCTTGGCCATGAAGTATTCCTTCTTCGGTGGGCGCTTTGCATCGGCATAGCGTCGACCGGTGTAGGTGTCATTGCTATAGGCTCCGATAGCAAAAAGCACCTGAGTGTATTGACCAGGTAAGATCCGGCCGTTGATGAGCCGAGCGGCATCGCTTTTGCGAATGCCGAACATGTACGACCCGGTGGGTGTAAATCCCCGGTGCGCGAGAGCTTTCGAAAATCGCGTGTCATAAACCTGCTTGCTGCCAGCCCCTGCCTCCTTGACTTGCGGAAACAGATACTTCGAAGCTGGGTTACCTTTGGCGCCAAATTCTTTGACCCCAATGTAACTGTAGAGCTTCTGTTTGTCGGACTTTGTGTAAAAGATCGAGTTGAGCGTGAAGGGCACCGGGTTGCGAAACACCCGCTGCATCTCGCCTCGGTGGGCAGCCTGCAGGACCGGGCCGAGCTTGTTGAGCGCGTAGCTCATCACGAACGGCATTTGGACCCGGCGGATGATGTCCAGGTTGCTGACCACCGCGTCGGCGTCGAACGTGATCGACCCCTGGCGGAACATGCCACTGCCGGACCACTCGATCGCCATTGCCGCCTCCTACGAAAAGAGCCCCAGAGAAGACCAGGGCTCCGTAAGGGATTCCAGGGCCAGCTTAGCCAGCCCTGACGTTCCGCGCATCCCGGACGATGACCGTGCGCTGCTCCCGGGCCAGCCAGACGCGCCCACAGGGGCCCTGGAGGCCGTCCCAGGTGCCTGAGGCCCATCCGTGGCCCATGTAGACCTTCACGGCCGCTCCACGGGCCAGCACGGGCCATCTGGTGGGGTCTGCAGCCAGGCGCTGCTGGTCGGGGGCGGGCTTGGGCATGCCAAAAGCCTACGCCCTACGGGTTCTCGAAAATCGTATGGGAGGCGTATGGCCGAAAACCGTTGCTACGACTGGCCCCTTACACCACCATACACTCCATACAAGAAATAATAATAATAGAGATTTGGTTTTTCAGAGGGGTACCCCCTATGGGGCCCTATATGTCTATGGGTGTTTCTCCGGGAAAAACCGTATGGTCCGTAAGGAAGCCCGAGACCCCTTGCGCTGGAAGGAATCTCGGGCATACAGGGGGTGCGTTTTGCACCGTAGGGCCGTATGGCGCTACGTCTCAGCTGTCTCAAATGGGACCAAGGTTGCGCGTTGCATCCCGACGCCGGCGAACCAGATCGGGGACTTCGTCACCTCCGCACCAGGCAGCCGCTTCAGCGACGCCCGGTGAGCGTTGTTGGACCACTGGGTGTCCTTGAAGATCGTGGCCAGCTGGCGGTTGTTGTGGGCCACAGCGAGCATGTGACTGGGGCAGGCCTGCTCGGTTCCCGGGAGCCGGTCGATGCCGCGCCGGTAGACCTTCAGCCCCCACCGGCCCAGGATCTGGCCGAGGTCGTCGTAGGGCACGCCTCTCAGTGAGACGCACCGTGCGACACAGGTCACCAGCTCGCCCAGCTGGGCCTTCTGGCCGGTGCTGTAGTCGACCAGGTGCTGGAGGATTGAGTCCCGGCACTTGAGCTCGTCTGCGTCGCTCTCGTCGCCGTCCCGGGTCTCCCAGTCCATCTGGTCGATCCACTCCTTGGCCATCTCGAGCGACAGCAGGCCACCGCCGCCGGCCTCGAGGCTCCAGGCGCCGGCGAGCAGGGTGCCGTGCTGATCACCGAAGCGCTGCCCGAACCGGTGCGACAGGGCCCGGGCGAGCACCTTCGCATTGGCCTTGATGGTGGGGATCTGCTGCAGCGTGCGGGCGATCAATCTGCGGCCGTTTTCGACCGTTGCGAGCTCGATGATCTCGGCCTCGAACTTGGTCCAGTCGTCCTTCGGCATGTGGTCCTTGCGCAGCGGCAGGACGCAGAAACGATCGAGGTCGGCCTTCTGAAAGAGGGCCACATTGATGGACGAAACGCAGAACATGGAGCGCACCTCGAACGAGTTCGCGCCACCCGATGTGGTGCCCTTGATGATGCGTCCGCCTTCGGACGAGGCAATGCGTGCGAGCGACAAAACGTTCTGAACGATGGCCTTGTCGCGGGCCTCATTTTGCTCGAACTCGTCGAACACGACGGGGATGGCGTCGGACTTGAGGGTGCCGCGCAATCCGGCCTCGGTGGTGCCACCGGTGGCGGCTTGGTAGATGCCACCGAGCAGCGGCTTCATGAACAGCTTCAGAACCGTGGTCTTGCCGGTGCCAGCACCCCCGGTGACCCAGATGTGTGGCCGCCAGTCGAGGGCACCGCAGACAGGCGCCAGGACGATCCAGCCGAGCAGCATGTTGGCCGAGGCGGGCGTCTCCCAGCGGAAGCGCTCAGCGATGCAGCGGGCCTGGAAGGCGGCGGCGTCATCAAGCGGATTGCTGGCGGGCCCCAGGAGCTCCTTCGAGTTCTCGTAGAAGTAGTAGCTCTTGAAGCTGCCGGGCAGCTTGGTGATGGGGTGCGACCGGCCATCGATCATCATGCGGTTGCCGAGGTGGAAGATCACCCGGTCGGCATCGGTCCAGGCGCCGCGGCCACGGATCCGGTCGGGGTTGTAGACGCCCTGGCCGATGCAGGACCCCATGATTGCGTTCTGCGCCGAGTCCCAGTCGATCCGGCCGCGCTCGTCGGCGAATCCACCGGCCCACCACTCGAGGGGCGCGAGCTGCAGGAAGTGGGACTTGTTGTGCTGGGCGGCGGTGAGCTCGACGACCTGGCCGCCGTGCTTGGGCAGGTAGAAGTAGACCCCGTGATCGAAACCAAGGGGGCGAAATGGGAGGGAAGATGCCGGCCCTGAATCGGGAGCAGGATCGCTGAGATCGGGCTCTGGCGCTCGAGTTTCAGCAGGCCCCGGAGCAGGCTTGGGAGGCAAGTTGGGGGGCAAGTTGCGCAGCTCGGGCGGCCCGGGCCGGACCTTGCGCGGTTGGCGGTAGCCGTGCTCCCGGGCCCAGTACCAGAAGGTGCCAGCCGAGACGTCAGCGCCGCCGGAGCGGGCCACCTGGTCGACGCCGTGCCACTGCGGGCTGTGGTTGGCCATCATCGAGACGGCGGTGTCGGCCGATGCGCCGGCCTCGTGGCAGGCCCTGATCAGGCCCCAGAGGATGTTGCGGTACATCGGGTAGGTGCCGCCGCCGGGCACCCTGGGCGGGATGCAGGCGAGAGCCTTGTGTATCTCGTCGAAGCCCTGGACCTCGTAGTCGGTGAAGGTGCGGGCCTGCTCGATGCGCTTGTCGACGACCAGCTCGGGGATGCAGGCGGCGAGCTCGTCGATCGAGTAGCGGCTGTCGCTGAGATGGATGATCGCGGCGAGCTCACCGGTCTCCGGGTGCGGGGTGCCGGGCAGCCGCATGACCCGGGAGGGATTCTTGAGCTGGCGGTCGGCATCTGCGTGCTCGAGCAGCCGGGTCTGGAGGGTCTTCCAGACGTCGGGCGTCACCGGCTCTGAGAGCACCCAGTAGGAGTGGATGGACTTGCCACCGGTGTCGACCTGGATACTGGGCTCCGGGAGCCCGAGGCCCTGCCAGGCCGTGACCTGCCAGTCCTTGGGGCGATCGTCCCATTCGCAGAACAGGGCGATGCAGTCGGTGATGTCGGCGTCCTTGTCGCCGCCGTTGTTGACGACGACGTAGACGCCTCGGCCGTCGGCCACCCATGCGTCGACGAGCGCCTTGGTGGGCTCACCCTTGGCACCCTTGTCTTCAGCCTTGCGCGGGTCGGTCTTAGCATAGAAGCCACGCAGGCGGATAGAGCCTTTGGGCTTACCGAGCGCAGCAAGAAACTGACGAGCGGCGTCAAAGTTGGGCGGTACGATTTGCATGTCTCTGCAGGGAAAGGGGCTGGGTCTGCGCTCCCCCACGCGGACCCACACATTTCATCTCGTCTTCGGTCGGTTCTGGGAACAGATCGGCGAGCTTGCGAAAGAAGCGTCGCAGGTCGTCAGACACCTCGGAAGGCTTCTGTTGCAATTCGCAACGCTTCGGCTGGTGATCGGACGATGGCGGAGATGCCACCGGCGGCGCGGATGTGGTCGAGGAAGCACCGCTGCTCGGGTGTGGCCCGGCCGGTAGCGGTCTTGATCTCGAGGGCGCAAATGACTGCGACTTTGCGGCCGACCATGTCGGGGGTGATGGTGACCGTGCGGTAGCCGATGAGGTCGGATCCGCCGGGCGAGGCGACGCCGAACTGGACCCAGCGCCCGGTGCGGGGATCTGGGAGCTTGCCTGAGTTGTTGCGCCAGAACCGAACGCCGGGAAGAGCGCCAACTGCGAGGCGGATCCGCTGCTGGATTTCGGTTTCCTGGTTCGCCACAAGTCTGGGCAGGGCTCGGGTTCCATCATGCTGCTCGCTTGCGCTGTCGCGCAGCGAGGATGTGCCGGGCCCAGCCCTCGGGGTACTTCATGCCTCGGCGGCGGCCGATCTCGATCAGCTGCTCAAGCGATTGCGCTGAAGCCTGCTCCCGATTCCGCTGACGGCGTAAAGCTGCAGGATCCACCTCCACCAGCTCGCCGTCGCGTTCTTCAGGTCCAGATGCCACCGGGTCGCGTTGGTATTCATGGCCACAAGCGGGGCAAACAGGAGCTGGAGGATGACAGGCAAAACAGGACGGACATTCACGAACAGGAGGCAGTTTGCCAGCTCGCTTGGGCTTGGCGTCGAGCGTCCATTCTCTGGGATCCTGGGGCAGGCCATGGGTAAACACGCAGCTTGCGTGGTCTAGGACGACCAGATCGCGCTTGCCAGGTGCTGTTCGCAAACCACGACCGACCGACTGCAGGTACATGGTCAGCGACTTGGTGGGTCGCAGGAGGATGACGCAGCCGATCTCAGGGCAGTCGACGCCGGCGACCCAGAGGGCGCAGTTGGCGACGACGTCGAGGGTGCCGTTGCGCAGGCCCGTCAGCGCGGCCTGGCGCTCTTCGCGGGTCGACTTCCCGGAGATGGCGACAGCGCGGTAGCCGGCCTGGGTAAAGGCAGCAGCGGTGTGTTCGGCGTGCCGGATGTTGACGCAGAAGGCGACTGCACGGCGACCGTGGGCGTATTTGCGGTAGTGAGCAACGGCGTCACCGATGATGGAGGGCTTGTCGACGGCCTCGGCCAGCTGATCGAGGGCGTAGTCACCCGCCTGTGAGCGGATGCCGGTCAAGTCTGGCTTGGTGGGGGCGTAGTAGCGGATCGGGGCGAGCAGGCCCTCGTCGATCAGCTCGCCGGTGGAGCAGGTGGGGATGATCGTGTCGAACAGCTCACCCAGGCCACGGCCATCGAGACGGCAGGGCGTGCCGGTGAGGCCCAGTATTGGCGGATTGCCGGCGGCGGCCAATACCTTCTTGTAGGTGTCGGCGACGGCCAGGTGGCACTCGTCGACGATGATCAGACCGGGTTTGCGGACCACTGGCCGACGGACGGCGGTCTGCACCGACACAATTTGCACGGGCTGAAACGGGTTGCGCGGCATGCCGGCCATGATGAAGCCGTGCGGGATGCCGGCTGCATCAAGACGACGGGCGGTGTCATCCAGAATCTCGCGCAAATGCGCAAGAAACCAAACGTCATTGCCGCGTTCGACAGCTGATTTGATGATCTCAGCTGCTGTGTGAGTCTTGCCGAAACCAGTGGCTGCGCACAGGAGCGGCGCACGGTAGCCGGCCCGGTAGGCGGCTCTGACATCGGCAATGGCTTTCTGTTGACGGGGTCTAAGCATGGTCTTGACCGCTGTGGCCAGCAATGGATAAAACGAAAAACCAAGCAAGCATAAGCACTTAAGCGGTAAAAACCGCGAAACTTGAAGAATTGTCACAAAGGGGGCTGAACGTGCGTGAACTAGCGGTAAGCTTTCGTCCACAGGCGCCTGTTCAGCCTATGACGCTATCCAATGCCGAGTACCACGCACATCCTGCCGTATCGAAAAGCGGTCTGGATCAGGTCCGGCGTTCACCGCTGCACTTCTGGAACCGCTACCTGAATCCCGACCGGGTGATCGAGCCGCCGACACCGGCCATGGTGATCGGTTCAGCACTGCATGCGCGGGTGCTCGAGCCGCACCTGTTCGACGACGAATACATCGTCGCGCCGGAGGGCATCGACCGCCGGACCAAGGAAGGGAAGCTGCGCTGGGCAGACTTCGAGGCAGAGTCAGAGGGCAGGGTGGTCCTCAAGGCCGAGGACGCTGCGCAGATCGAGGCGATGGCCGCCGCGGTGCATCGACACCCGGCTGCCAGGGCGATCCTGCGCACCCAGGGCATGGCCGAGCAGTCCTACTTCTGGACTGACGAGGAAACCGGCGAGAACTGCAAGTGCCGGCCTGACTGGCACAGCGCCGACCGCCGGCTGATCGCGGATGTTAAGACCACCGAGGATGCGAGTCCTCGAGGGTTCGCCCGCTCGGTGATCAAGTATCGCTACCACGTGCAGGCCGCATTTTATCGAAGGGGGTTGAGCGCAGAGCAGTTTGTGTTCATCGCCGTCGAGAAGAAGGCTCCGTATGCGTGCGCGGTATACGCCACGCCCGAAAATGTCATGGCTCGCGGTCTTGACGAGGCCATAGCTGATCTGCGGCGAATCGCCACATGCAGGGCTGAGAATCTGTGGCCGGCCTACGGCGACGAGATCCAAGCTCTGACTATGCCGTCGTGGTTCAACAATGAATCCGACGCACCAATCCATGAAATTGAAGGTTTCTAATGACCAGCCAATCCAACGAACTTGTTATAACAACTGGCGCCCAGAATCAGGGCTCCAGCAGCATCGCGACGACCGGTGTGTTTACCGGAATTCAGCAGTTCGAAAACGCACAAAGGATTGCCAAGGCTCTTGCATCGTCCGCTCTCGTACCAAAGGAATACCAAGGTCAGAACGGACTCGCGAACGTGCTGGTGGCGATGGAGATCGCTGGGCGGATGAGTCTTTCGCCCTTGCAGGTTATGCAGAACCTGCACATCATCCACGGTCGCCCGAGTTGGTCGTCGCAGTTTATTATTGCGATGATCAACGGTTGCGGACGATTTTCCCCGCTTGACTATGACATAACTGGCGAGAATGAGTCGCTTGCTTGTTATGCGTACGCGACTGAACTTGCCACGGAGAAGGTCCTCAAGGGTCCCGTCGTCACCATGGCCATGGCCAAGCGTGAGGGATGGGCGTCCAAGACGGGGTCGAAATGGGCGACGATGCCGGATCTGATGATCAGGTACCGTAGTGCTGCTTTCTGGGGGCGTCTCTATGTCCCCGAGTTTCTGGTTGGCATGAAAACACAAGAAGAGGTGATCGACATCGAGCCAGTTCAGGTGATCGAGCAGCCGGCGTCGATTGTGAGTGAACTGAACCAGAAAATCTCGGAGGAACAGTCGGATGATGCCGTCTGGTGAGACTTACCTGACCCCGCGTGAGTTGGCGGAGCGCTGGCGCAATGTCGTCAGCCTCAGCACGCTGGACAACTGGCGTTCACAACAACGCGGTCCGCGCTGGTTCAAAGCCGGCGGTCGAGTGCTCTATCCCATCAACGAAATCGTCCAGTTCGAGCAGCGCAACATGCGCGGCTTCCCTGATACCCCAAGACCGGAGAAATGAACCGCATCACCGCTGAAGAGGCCCTGGCACAAGCCGGCCGCCAATCCAAGACCGCACCGCTGCGCAACGAGATCCTCGATCTCGAGCCCGGCGAGGCCGTGCAAGTGTCGTTTGAGGAGTTCAAGCCTGGGACTATCACCCAGGTGGTTGGAAACCTCAGCCGCCGCGACGCCACTCGCAGGTTCTCGGTGCGCAAGCGCCGGGATGGTGACGGCTGCTTTGTCATCTGTTCCGCCCGCGAAGCCTGATCATGTTCAACGGAACACTCACCGGCAACATCGGCCGCGATCCTGACTTCCAGACCACCCAGTCTGGCCAGATGGTCTCCAAGTTCTCCCTGGCTGTGCGCCAGCCGAAGAAACAAGGACAGGACCAACCGGCCTTCTGGGTGAAGGTGGAGGTCTGGGGCAAGCAGGCCGAGTACGTGGCCAACTACCTCAAGAAGGGCAACAGCGTCTGCGTCACCGGCCAGGTGGCGGAGGAGAGCTGGACCGATAAGAACACCGGCGAGCTGAAGAAGGCCGTGGTGATCCGCAATGCGTCGGTGGAGAGCTGGCAGCAGCGCACCGATGGCGGAGCGGCCCCCATGGCTACTGCCCCGGCACCGGCTCCGGTCCAGCAGGCAGTGCCCGTCGCCGCTCAGCAGGTCGCCAATGCGTTTGGCGGCCAGGTGGTCGACTACAACGACGACGACGTGCCGTTCTGAGCCGCATACAACCTGGCCCGGGGACGCCCCTGGGCCTATCACTTTGCCCTTGCCATGACACTGACCTATCAAAGCCGAGAGCTTGCCCGCGTCGTTGAGATCAGCCAGATCCACGACCTTGACCTTGAGACCTGCCGCCGGTTGCACACCGAGCTGAGCATGGCCATCCAGGGGATGGACGACGCGATCAAAGAGGCTCTGCGCATGGAGACCGACTGCGGGATTCCGTGCGACCGCGACTGGCTGCACCGCACCAGGAAGAAGCGACGGATCTCGATCGGGTTCGCGTCTGAAACCAAGCGCCGCCTGTTCAAGCTCGAGGGCGTCGACGGGATGGAGATGCAGCGCCGGCGCAGTTTGGCCGATGCGCAGCGAGAGAAATTCCTGCGGCTGAAGCAGGCCCGGATCCGGGCTGCTCTGGTGGAGGAGCTTGGGCCCGGGGTCTACGAAGAGATCGAGAACGAGGCCCACGAGGGCGCCGAGGAGGAGTTCAAGGCGTGGCTCGAGGAAAACCGGTACGAGCAGCTCTACGTGACGTGAAGAATTGTTACAGCAGCCATCCACGTGCCGGATGGCTTGCTTTGATAAGCGGGTTCAAACGCAGGAGCTTCTCTTGGATTTGTTCATCGCCGGAACCGCTGGGTTCACCGTCGGCGTCATCGTCTCACGCATCTTCTACGTCAACTTTTTGAACAGCCCTCAATACAGGGCTGTCATCCGCGAAGAACTTCGCGCTGCGTTCAAGCACGGCATGCTGGCAGCAGCTGATTTCGTCACGATGGAGGGCGAAGAAGGGCTTGCTGGCATGGTCCGGCAGAGCGCTGAAATCATTGCAACTACCTGTGATCATCATGAAATCAAAATCTGACTTTTCGGTCGTGTTGACCTGGCGCGAGGACGGCCCCCGGGGATCGTTCGGCCCTGGCGTCAGCCGCCCTCGCGACGGCGAGCACACGAAGCCGTTCACCCTGCGGGTAATGCAAGGCAATGCACTCCCGATGAAGGTGACGCTGCATGCGTCCAACAAGCGGACAGCGATCAAGTACGCCAAGAACCGCTGGCCAGGGGCTGCGGTGGAGGCGGCGTGATCCGCTGGACCGGCCGCATTACCCTGCTGGTGGTGCTGGCGTTCATCTATGCCGCTGGGTTCGCCGGCGGCCGTGACCAGTGCCAGCAGCACCCTGTGTTCCATTCCAACCTGAAACCATGACCATTGAAGAAGCCAAGGCCGCCAAGATGGCTCTGCGCGAACGCATCAATCAGACCTTGCGTGAGTTCACCGACGACACTGGGCTGCTGGTGGAGTCGTTGTACGTCAACCAGAACATGACCATGGACGGCAACTGCCGCTACTGGGTCGATGTGGAGGTGCGGCTGTGACCCCCACCGAAGCCGGCTTTGACGGCGCCAAGGGATTCAAGATGCCCCACCACGGCGAGAACTACAGGATCCACTTGAAACGCGGCAAGCAACCACCAGGCAACTACTCCGAACACGACTTCGGCGAGCAGCTGATCTGGTACTACCCCGACGATCAACCCGCTCGCCTGCTTTGGTGCAACGCCGAACAGCAGTGGTTTGAGCTGACCTTTAATCCCATCGACAAACTATGACCACCCCAAGCCCCATCACCCCACCGCCGGAGCTGGTGCAGCAGTGGGAAGTAGACACCACGTTCAACCGAGGAGCTGCGTCTTCGTGGACTGCGGCTTTTGCCGCTCGCGCCGCCCAATGGGGTGCCGACCAGGAGCTGGAGGCGTGCTGTGAGCTTATGGACCGCGATTTCATGGCTGGTCCCTCCGACCTCCGCGCCGCCCGCCGCCCCAAGCCGCCGAGTTTGAAGGAGCAGGCGCTGGAAATCCTTAGAAAGCACGTTGATCGAGGCTATTTGACCGACGAATCAAGTGCTGACGCCGATACCATCCGCCGCGCACTGGAGCAACTCGATGACTAACGAAGACAGGCTTTACGCAGCATTTATGGCAGCTACTCTGCTGATCGTGTTTGCGGTTGCCTGGTGGTGGTTGCCACAAAAGTGGCAGGCTTGCCAGAAGCTTTACGACAATCGTCCGGCTCAAATCTTCTGCCTTGGAGCAACTCGATGACTGACGATTTTTACACCAATTTCGTGAAACTAGAGCCCGCCCACTGCATTAAGTTATGTTCTCCGCCAACGGAAGAAGTCATCCGCCTCGACAAAGAAGGCTTCCACTACCGAGGCCAGTTCATTGCCGATGCCGGTGAAGCCCACCGCTTGATGGTGGAGTTTCTCAGGCAGAACACCCAGCCCGAGCCGCAGGAGGCCGACCGTGGCTAACCTCTCTCCCGCCGCGCAGGCGGTGCTTGCCGCATTGACGCAGAACGAGTACGGCCTGGACCCTGTCGACATTCCTCGCGAAGCTGGGCGCATGGCTTTTATCGCCGCCGCCGCCCTGCGTGCTGCTGCTGGAGTTATCACGTTCCCAGGCCCGGAGAGTCTTCTCGCTATCGCTGACGAGCTGGACGCCCAGTAGTCATTCCCACTAAACACTCATGACTCAACTATCACCACAAGCACAGGCGGTGCTGGATGCGCACCAAAGCACTTCTGTCCGTCCCGTAGCAACAGCTCAGATCGCCGCTGCCCTGCAAGAGGTTGCTCAACTACTTGCCTACGAGGTTTATTGCGAAAGCTGGTACGAGTTAGTTATTGATGCGAACGACTTGTACGCCATCGCCGCCGAGCTGGAGCAGTCCAATTCCTGACCCCGATGAACTACCCCAACTGGATCTGTGACCCCTGTGGCCGGCGCCTCGGCCGGCTCTATCTCGATGGCCGCTACATCGGCCCGCCCTGGTTCCGTGTGTCGACGATGCACAACGGCAAGTGCGACGTGTGCGGCAACAGCCGCCCGGTCACCGAGCCCCGGGACTACGGACACCTGATCTCCGACTGGCACAAGCGATGAGCTACCCCGAATCTCGCCTGATCGACCTTTACGTTGAGCACATGCGGCCCTCGGCTAAGCCCGACATCGTCACCTTGGTGCGATGGGCTGAACGGATCGAGGCCATGGCCCAGTTCCAGGTAGCACACCGCGGCTGGAGCTACGAGCAGGCCGGCTCGCTGGCCGACGAGGTGCGCGAGCTGCTGGTGCAGCTGCGCGAGCCCTGGCAGGCGTGGGTGGTGGAGACACCGCTACCCGACGGCACCGAGCTAAGCCGGCACATCAAGGCACCGACCTATCAGTTGGCCTTGCAGTTGGCCGATTAGCGGTCGTACTGCATCAGCATCATTTCAAGCCGAGCGATCTCGTTCACGGCTTGCTTTAGCTGGTGCTGCTGCTGCACGCAGAGCCGGTACAGCATCGCCGTGCGTGGGTCTTCCTTGCGAGCCTCGAGCTCGGTCTGGAGCCGCTCTTCAACCGGCATTTCATTGATCAGCCACTTGCCGAAGTCCATGTGCTGCTCATGTCGAGATACCACACCCTACGAGCGCCTGAGCAGCAAAGCTCTCTGTGTAACGAGTTGTGACGATGCCCTGCACAAACCGGCGCCGACCCGGCATGATTTCGGGGTCCACACGACACCTGCATGAAAGGCCTCCTTCTGCTCTTGATTCCGGTCGCAGTGATCGCGGCCGTCGTTTCTGATCACGGCAAGCACTGTGCTGCCACCAACTATTCCCCCCTGCCTGTTTGCGAATGACTACCAAGAAAAACCTCGAGCGCGAGCTGATGCACGACCTCGGGAAAGACTGCAAAATCAAAAATCGACTCGGCTTCTTTGCTATTGGTCTCCTCGGGTTCTTCTGTCCTGGTGTGATGATCGTCGTCTGCGCAAAAGTCGTTGCTCGCGAACTGAGCAAGCTCTCAGATGCTGATCGCCAGAACGTTCAAATTATCTTCAATGAGTTGAACAATGACTGAGCGCCACTACCACTTCACCATCCCCCAGTCGAACGTGTTCGACTACGTCACTGCTGCCAGCTTCACTGAAGCAAAGGCCAAGGCATTTGACGAGTACGGACCCTGGTTCGATTTCATCGAATGGCTCGACAAGGATGAACCGCAAGACTGAGCTCCAGGCCCGACTGGGCCCCTGGGCAATGCTCGGACCCGATGTCGACCTTGACTGCTTCTCTGACGAGCAGTGGCAGCGCCTGCTGACGCAAGCAGACTTCCGCGCCAAAGAGAACCAGATGTGGTTCAAGATCGGCATTGCCCGGGCCATCAACGAGATGAAGGCCAAAGACGCCGACGGCAACCCGCGGTGGCCGAGCCGTGACGCGCTGATCACCCACCTTTCCAAGATCGATGAACCTAACCGATGACGACTTCCGATTGGTCCCCGAGACCAATCGCTTCCTCGGGCTGAGGACCATCAACGCCCTGCTTCGTGGTGGCTACTACACCGCCGAGCAGATCATGATGGCCAGCACCGAAGATCTCATGAAGCTGCGCAACTTCGGGCCGCAAGCGCTGCTCGAGGTGGCCCGATGGCGAGAGGCGCTGATGGAGCCAGACCCCGAGCTGTATCGCGAGATGTACGAGGTGGTGGTGCAGGCCCTGCGCGACGTCGGCAGTGTGGTCGCTGAGACCCAGGCGCCGCACGTGATGAAAGCTGTGTGGCGGGTGATCGCTCGCGGGCCGTTCACGGCCAGCCGGATCCGCCAGATGCTCATGCCCGCGGAGATCGAGGCATGATCACCCTTCTTTTCGTCATCGCGCTGGTCGGCGCCATCTTGGTTTTGGCGCTTGTTGTCGCTGGCCTGACTCTCACGGTGGCCGACACTTGGATCGACTTCAAGGACAGGATGGAAAAGCGCCGCCTGGGCCGCCGCATCGGGACAGCCGTGCAAGACCGAATTCAGCGCGAGCAGCTGCGCGGAGGCTTGCTCCACGACCCTTATCGCCAGCCATGACCGTCGAGCCCTACCAGGTCCAGCTCACCCGCCCTGACGGTGTCCGCGAGATCGTCGTGTACTACGCCAACGGCTTGACCCATGCTCACTACGTCGCCGCGGAGCTAAACCCCGGCTACCAGGTGAACGCGATCGGCCTGCTCCCGGAGTGGACCGGTGACGATGTCTGAGCAGGGCGCGTACCGGGGCCAGACTTGGCCCTGCTACGGCGTCCACCCGGTCGATCGCGGCCTGGGGCTAGCTTTCCAAGCGTGGTGCTTTGACGGCGCCCGCGTCTTCTGGGGCCCCGCCTTTGCGACTCATGCGGAGGCGATGGCTCACGCTCGTCAACTCACTGAACACTGATGTCCGAATTTAAGCTCATCGGCCTTTACAGCCCGGCGCCGCAGTCAGGCAAAACCACAGTCGGCAACATTCTTTCCGAGCACGGCTATGGCCGGGTGCCATTCGCCGCGCCGCTGAAGCGGATCGCCTGTGAGTTCCTCGAGAACCTGGGCTACACCGAGGGCGAAGCCGCCCGCCTGGTGTTTACCGACAAGGAGCAGCTGATCGGCGAGGTCAGCGTGACCGTGCGCCACATCCTGCAGACCCTGGGCACCGAATGGGGGCGCGACTGCCTCCACCCCGACGTGTGGGTGCAGTGCTGGCGGGCCCAGGCATCGCGCTACGAGCGCTGCGTGGCGGACGATGTGCGCTTCCCAAACGAGGCCACGGCCATCAAATCCAAAGGTGGTCAGCTATGGATGGTGGTCCGCCCTGGTGCTGACCGCGGTGTTGAACATCGGTCGGAAGGTGGTCTCGATGGCTACGAATTCGACGCCGTGATTCATAATGACGGCAGTCTGGCTGACCTTCGAGAGAAGGTGCTCGCTCTCCTTTGACTCAGAAGCGCTATCACGCAGGGCGCATGATCCTGTCCCAGGTCGATGGGATCTGGCACCTGCGAGTGCGCCTTGGCGCTTCGGCCGACCTGCAGCTGCGGACGTGCCTGGAGACCGGCGCCCAGGAAGAAGCGATCTTCCGCGCCGAGCGGATCTATGCCGACTTCAAGCGACGCCACTCCAGTAAGGCCGAAGATCGGGTGCTGTGCTGGCAGTGCATTCACTGGCTACCAGTAAAGGCTGACTGCAGCTTCGGGTGGCCTGAGGCACGCCAGACCGGCGGCCGCTTCGCCGCTCAATGTTCGGTGTTCAAAGCGTCGGGCCATTGCAGTACAGATCGCTCGCCAGAATGAGCACGGCCGCCACGGTGTCGTGTCAAAGCGCGAGTGGAACACACCTGTGCGAGAGCCGTGGAATCCGCTGATCAAGCAGGCGCTCGAGGCCGTGGATCGCCACAACGCGCACTGGTTTGCTGATGGCGACCCGGTGCATGCTCGCCAGGCTCAGCTGTTGCGCGAATATGTGAGCAACCTGAAGACCTGGATTCACAAACAGGAGCAGAACCATGGCTGAGCCAATCCTGCTGAGTCGCAACGATCGCGACGGCGGCTGGATCGAGACACTGGAGCCGGCCGGCGGTGGCGAGCTTTACTACCGCAGCTGCGCCAAGGGCTACTGCCGCTACAGCTCCGACCTGTGGCAGGCTGAGCTGTATCTGAACCACCTGCTGGCACGATGACCCTGGTGTATCTGGCCGTGGCCTACTGGCTGCTGTGCGCAGCCGCGATCTGCTTGTGCAAAAAGATCCTGCCCTAGGCCTCACAACTGCTGAAGCCAGGCGGCAATTGCCATCTCTCGGATCTCATTGTGGAAACCTTGAGTCTGGTACCACTCAAGCCAGTCTGCACCTGATTTGTGCGAGTTGCAAGCGAGGCAGGCTGGAATCAAATTTTGGCGCACCGTGAGCCCGCCCTTCACCTTCGGCACTACGTGGTCAAGTGTCCCCGACCTGCCGAGTGGCTCGTCGCAGTAGGCGCACTTGTAGTTCCACGCTAGAAAGATCTGGTCACGGAACCGGAGCTTCGCTTCCTTCCTCGGGATCAGCTCCGTCCCGTCGATCTGATGGTCCACCACCGGGTTCCAAGGGTAGGGCGAACGTGTCTACCTCCAGGTCGACGATGTGATCATCGTCGTGGATGAACTCGTTGACGAGGGCGTAGACATTCGCCGCCAGATCCTCCTGGTCTGCGTCGGTCCAGACGATGACCTTGGCTGCGACCTCGACGAGGTAGGCAGGCATCGAGGGCCGGGCGGCTTCGGGAACGGTAGCTACCGCCACCGGGACCAAAAGATTCGCTTTGGGATCGGCTGCGCGAATAGTGCGCGAATCGATTCGGACGTGTTCGTAAGTTGTTCGAAAATCATCGAAAAACGCCCGGCACTACTGCCTTGTAAGCGGTAGGTCGCGTGTTCGAGTCACGCAACCGGCACCACCCAGAACTTCACGAAAGTTACCGATTTCAACGGGTTAGGCCAGTAGCTCCGGGCTGGACAGTTACCGCTCGTTCGCGCAGAATCCCGGCCGTTCGCGCAAATCTGCGCGAATGGTGCGCGAATGGGAGACGTCGATGAAGCGCTGGGAAGCCGACTCTGCGGTGCCGGGATTGGGCGTAATGGTGCTGCCGAGTGGCGTCAGGACGTGGTACCTGCGCTTCCGGGAGCCGGGCGGCAAACAGCAGACCCACAAGATCGGCCGCGACGGGATCGTCAACAAGACGATCGCCCGGCAGGAGGCCCACAAGCTCCTGGGCGAGGTGGCCAAGGGCAACGCACCGGCCACGGCCCGCAAGCAGCGGCTCCTGGCGCCCACCGTGGCCCAGCTGCAGGCACGGATGGAGAAGGAGCACTACGCCACCCTGCGACCCAAGACGGCGTCCAACTACGAGCAGATCTGGCGGCTGCACATCATCCCCCAGATCGGCACCAGGCGTGTCTGGGAGGTCACCCGGGCCCAGGTGGTCGACCTCCTGTCGAAGGTGGCACCGATCCAGCGGAATCGCGTTCTGCAGTGCCTCAAGGCCGCATTCACGATGGCCGAGGTGTGGGGCATCCGACCGGAGGGGACCAACCCCTGTCGCAAGATCGAGAAGACCGCCGAGCGGATCCGCGAGCGCTACCTGTCAGACGAAGAGCGGCAGCGGCTGATAGCTGCACTGGACGCGATGGCGACCACGCCACTGCGGTGGCGCTTCACGCAGCTGATCAAGCTGCTGATGCTGACCGGCTGCCGCGTGGGCGAGATCTGCCGCGGCCGATGGGACTGGTTCGACGAAAAAGCAGGTCTGCTGGTGATTCCCGCCGAGGGTCACAAAACCGGCCAGCAGACCGGCAAAGATCGCGTCGTGCATATGCCTCCGGCTGCAATTCTCATCATGAGAGAGCTGCGTCTCAAATCAAACACTCAGTGGATTATCGCAGGGGACGGCGATGGCCATCTGGTGGGGTATCAGAAGCTCTGGCTCGAGCTGATGGCCGCCGCGAAAATCAAAGGCATGAAGGTGCATGATCTGCGGCACAATTTCGCCTCGGTGGCGATCACCAAGGCGAATCTGACGCTGCCTCAGGTAGGCAGTCTGCTCGGCCATGCCAGCCCAACGACCACAGCTCGGTACGCCCATCTGGTCGACGAGGGCGCCCGGGCCATGGCGAGGAACGTGGCGGATCAGCTGGGCCTGCAGTCGTCGTCGTACCAGGGCGACGGCTTGTAGGCCGGCTCCAGGTCATCGGTAAGCACCGGCTGGATCTGGCGATCCATGATCAGTTTGTAGAGCGCCACGTGGGCCAGCACCTCCTTCAGGTGTGCAGACAGAGCGTCGAACTCGCTTTGCCCCACCACTCCGATGTCGTTGTCCTGGTCGGCATAGGCCAGGAACATCATTGCGGCGTCCTGGGGCCGCCCATCAGCGAACAGCTGATAGGCGGTTTCCAGTCCTTCCCTGGGGCTGATGCTGCCGTTGCGGGAGGCAAATCTCATTTGGGCGAGGCGGCGGCGAAAAGGCACTTGTCTCCATCGCACCCGGCTGGACCCGCTTCGACAAGCTCACCTACGTCATAGCGCTTCAGGGCCGCAAAAAAATCATCCTCGCCGCGGCGAGCTTCCACTTCGGCCGAGAGCTTCTCGAAGGTGGCCTTGTCGATCGGCTCGAATGGCAGGCGCGGGAACGTCTCATTTGCATCAAAACGTGCCAGGAGAGCAGCGCTGATGTAACCCTCGTTGTCCTGAATGGCCTGATAGATGGCGTCAGCAAGCGGTTCGATTTCGTTCTCCCGGTACTCGATGGTCGCCGAGGTGTTGTGCGCGGTGTAGTGCTTCTGCACCTGCATGTAGAAGTCGAACTGCGCGAGCGCCGAGATCTGGCTGATGTCGACGGCGTCAGCGCCGGGCAGGTCGGCCCAGCTCACAGCGGTGGGGATCTCCACCAGCCACTCGGTGCAGCGCTCGTCGAACGGGTTGTCGAGCAGCCGGCCCTGCTCGTCCTTGTCGGACTGGCTGGGGATCACGTTGTAGCCGAAGTCGATGCAGGCCATCGCCACCGGATCGTTCTTGCGGAAGGTGATGCGGCGGATGAAGCGTTGGGCCTTGGGCGGGTGCCAGCCGGGCGAGGCGCCGGTCAGCAGGCTCTTGGTGCCGGCGGGCTGCACGGTGGTGCAGCGGTTGGGGCGACGCAGGCCGTGGCGGTCGCAATACTCCCAGACGGTGCCCTCGACCACGTTGCGCCAGCGCTTTAGGTAAGCGGCTTCGGCGACCTTGTAGACGCGGCCAGTCTCGGTGTCAGGGCGGCCGGCGGCGAACCACTCCAGCCAGTCAGCACCGAAGGCATGGACGAAGAAATCGAACAGGCCGGTGAAGCTGACGCCAACGATCGGATCGAGCTCGCGGCTCTTGCGGTACCGCTCGACCACAAACTCGTGGTTGAGCAGGGCGGCCACGGCCAGGGCGCCGGCGCGGAACGCATCGTCCTGACCCTTCTCGTCTGAGGGGTCGAGCTGGTTCAGGTGAATCTCAGACAGGTTGCAGTGGAAGTCGGTGCCCAGGATCTCGCCGCAGGGGTTGAGGCCGTAGCGGCCTAGGCGGTGATCGAGCTCCTCCAGCTCCATCTCAGGGCGCAAGTGCAGCAGCAGGCTGGCAGCGACCTCCTGGCCCTCGTCGCAATAGACGTTGACGAACTGGCGGCGCAGCTCCTCACTGGTGAGCAGGTCGCGGTTGGAGCGGGCGATGGCCTCGGGAGCAAACTGGATGGCACCCTCACCGGAGTAGAACTGCTTGGTGACAGCCTCCAGGACCACCTCGCGGCTCGGGCGCTCGTGGAACACCCGCGTGTGGTTGGCCATCCGCAGGGCGTCGCGCTCTGGGTCGATGCGCCAGGCGCCGTCCTCGCCCTGAGACCACAGGTTGTCCTTTGCGGCGGCTGCCTGGTCGTCATCGGCAGCGAACTGGCGCATGCCAGCGCTGCGGCGGATGTTGCCGGCGACAACCACCGAGGCGGCCTCGTCGATCAACAGGCAGCACTCCACCGATGTGAGGCGGCGGCCGTTGGCCCGGTTGAGGATGGCTGCCATGCGGCCGAACAGCTCGGGCAGCTTGGCGGGGTTGGCCGTGCCGCCAAAACCCTGGAGACACTCACCGGCGGGACGCACGTTGCCGAGGATCACCCTGATCTTGAAGGGGTCCAAGTCGGTCGCACTGCTGAGCTCCAGCATCAGCCGGTAGGCGCGGACCCAGCCGGCCCGGCTGTCCCCCACGGTGATGGTGGCGTCAGGGCCGGCCCAGCTCAGCGTGGTGGTCTGCTGGCGGCGCCCATCGGGCATCACGCCGATGCCTTGAACCACCTCGACCTCAAGGCGATTGCGGACGATCGGCAGCTGCTCGATCAGATGCGGCTCGATGATGGCGCCGGTGCCCGAGCCCATCATGGCCAGGTCCATCATCAGCGCGAACGCCTCCCAGTCGATCAGATCGGTGGAGGTGCAGTTGTAGGCGCCGGAGAAGTTCTCGGGCTTCTCGATCCAGGGCGTGCCACCCACCCACAACCAGCGGCCGGAGGGCAGGCAACGCAGGTGCTCCTGCTGCTGCCGGATCAGGCGGGTCTCGGCCTCGGTGAGCTTGCCCAGAACGACCAGGCCATTGACGGTGCGGTCTGTGACCTCACGCCAGCTTTCACGGCCTTCGGGGCGCTTGCGGGAATAGGTGCGGTAGAAAACGGGATTGGCAGCGGGTGCGGTGGTCGGGAACATCGGTGACGAAAAGAGAGCCCGACGATCTGGGCGCCGGGCGGTTTGCGTGATTCAGGAGTCTGCGCCGTAGAGCGCTTCGCTGATGGTGGGGAACTCAGCCGAGAAGATGGCCCTGATGCCGTCGGCTATCTGACGATGCTCCAGCTGAGTCGCCGGATCGCACCGAACCTCAAGATAGTGAATCCATGAGCGCAGCGAGCCGTGCATGAAGAGCGTGGTTCGGGTGCTGAGCGGCAAGATCCGGCGAGCCGTCTCCTTGGCCACGCCGGCTTCGAGCATGTCGTTGTAGAGCTTCGAGGTGGCGCCGAACACCGACTGGATCCGTTCGAGCAGCTCAGCAGTCAGCTCGGCCGGCAAGTCGTCGAAGCTGTTCTGCCGGTTCTTGTTATCCTGACGACGCAGGGCCGGCATTGCCGGCTCCTGCGCTGTGGCATAGCGAGTGCTCCACTCCTGGAAGCTGAAGGAGCGGTGGCGCAGGATCTGGGCCGCGATGTCGCGCTCGGTGTCGATCTTCACGCACATGGAAGCCATCTCGAATGGGCTCCAGTGCTTGTGCCTGATCAGGTAGCGCAGCAGGCGCGGCCCGGTCTCCATGTTGTCGGCGTTCTGAGGCGCGGACACCCGGGCCATCTTCACGATGAGCCGCTCGGCGTCGGGCGTGCGGTGGATCAGTTCGATTCCCATGACGGCATCACCGTGGCGTTGTCGTTGTAGTGCCCAACCTGGGCATAGGAGACCTCGGGCTTGCCCGTTGTCAGGAAGAAGACCATCTGACCGATCTTCATGCCGGGCCACACGGGAAGCGCCTTCAGCTGCCGGACGTTCTTGATCTCCATCGTCAGCTTGCTGCCATGCCAGCCCGGGTCGCAGAACCCGGCCAGCATGTGCTGGTAGCCCTCCCGGGCCCGGCTGGACTTCAGCACGAACTGCGCCGCGACGTCCTCGGGGATGTTGAAGGTCTCGAACGTCTCTGCCAGCACGAACTGGCCTGGCTTGAGCCAGTAGGGGTGCTCCTTGGTGTTGTCGCTGATGTCGAGCCGCACCTGATCCGGGCCGCTGCTCACGGCCGCCTCGATCATCAGGTGGTTGCCCAGCAGCACGTCGTAGCTGGCTGGGTTGAGCTGCTCGGGCTCAAAGGGAACGATCATCCGGTCGTGCTCGCAGAGTCGACGGATCTCAATGTCGTGAAGGATCACAGCAGGAGTCAGGTGACCCGGCCAGCGTATCCGGGCAGCGACGGCAGGGCGGGGTGTCGTAGCAACTCGCAAAGAAAAAGCCCCAGCGCCTTCACACGCCGGGGCTTCCACACATTCACCCGACGTCAGAGTAGCGCGTCAGTAGTCCCAGCGCCTCCGCTGGCCGTCAGCGCGACGACCCAGATGCACGAACCCCTTCGGAGCGCCGTAACCGACGCTGAAAGGCCAGTTCTTGTCGCACCAGTCCTGGACCAGCTTGATGTCGGCGCCGTGAATCAGGAAGTCCACTGCACCCTCGCGGGGCTGGGAGTACAGGTGCTCGGACCCCGAGGCACCACCCACTGAGCGGTTGATCGCCGGCGGCCTGTAGCCGCTGGTGATGATGATCGGCTTGCCACCGAACGCGATCCGCACCCGCTCGAGGAAGGCGGCCAGCTCGGCTGCGGTGTCCAGCTGGTGCTGGTGACCGAAGCGCCTGGCCTCCTGGTCGAGCGCAAACTCGCCCAGGGTGATGTGCGGCGTGACCCGCAGCGTGAACGGGCTGTCAGGCGTCAGCTTGGCCGTTGCAGGCTGCTTTGGTGCTGCCGGCTTGCTGCCCTGCCAGAGCTTACCCTCGGCCTCCCTGCGGCGCTTCAGGCCGGCCTCGACGTTGCTGCCAGGGTTGCGGTAGAGCAGCATGGCAGCCGGGACCGCGGCCCAATTCTTCTCGCGCAGCTCGCGACTGATCGTCTCGAAGCCCTGGGTGCCGTAGAACCCCGAGCCGAGGTTGTAGGCGAAGCTGATCAAGGCGCATTTCTGGTAGTCGGCCATCGCCACCCAGAACGGCACGGTCGTGCGCAGTTTGTCAGCGATCCGGTCGACCTCCTGCCGCAGCAGCATGTCGGCCTCAACGCGGTTCAGCTTGTCGCCCTTTTCGACCTTGCGGCCGTCGCTGTAGCGGGTCGTGCCCCAGCCGATCGTCCACGGCTCGCCGCCGCTGGCCGGGTCAGGGTAAGCGTCCAAGTGGCAGCCCTCGAACTGCTGGATCAGCTCCAGCGCGTCACTGAGGTCCACCTGCTTACCGTCCTGGCTCCAGGTGTTGAACCACGGCCGATCTCGGCGCATCGCCACCTCGTAGCCGTTGGCCTTGAGGTCGGCCTCCAGCTCGGAGATGGCGGCCAGCTGGTGTGGCAGCCCCCGGTTGAACCGGACGATCTGCTCCAAGGTGATCGGTGCCGGGTTGGCCATGGCTCAGCGCTTCACCAGTGGGGTGATGACACCGGCCAGGATCTCGATTGCGCGGTACACCTTGACCACCATGCGGCTGTAGGTGTCGAGCGCTTCGTTGTCTTTCGGCGTAGGGGTCAGGTTGACAATCGCCACCGCGAGGCCATGCGCGGCGACGGCAACGGTCACGATTTCAGGCAGGTAGCGCATGATGTTGAGCACGGTATGTCTCCACGTTACTCGCGAATTTCAAGCATGCGCACTCGCTTATCGAGATCGGCAAGCTGGGTGCGTGCGTCGTTTTTCAAGTCTTGAATAGCGCTGGCTGTCGCCTGCACTGTGGCTTCAATCCTGGCGGCCTGGACCTGCATGGAGACCAGGAGCGCACCAATCGCAAACATGCCGGCGGCAATGGCCGCCGGGAGCGAAGCGGTCAGGACGCCGCCTACGCTTTTAGGGTCGTCTGACATCGCTGCGGCCTGCGTCGGTCCCATCGTAGCGATCGAATGGGTCCGGCATTCCGGCCACGATGGCAAGCGCTCGGCGGTAGTAGTGGTTGTCGGTTTTTCCCGCCGCCTCAAGGACTTCCTTGACTTTGCGCCAATTTTCCCGAGTGGCGGGGTCCATCTATCGACCCTGCCCGCGCAGTGGCTTTTTGCCCCGTCGCCGCGGCCTGGAATTCATGCCCTGCCCGATGGAGGTGGTCTTGGGTCGACCAGGCTGGTGGTCGACCCTGGCAACGCCTGTCTTGGCTTTGACGGCCATCAGTCCTCAGAGGGGGCAGGCTCGGCTTCGGAGGGCTCGACGGCTACGTCGCTGCTGATGACGACGCTTTCAAGGAACTCCACCAAGCTGGAGGCAGCTGCCTGTGTCAGCAGCTGATTACCGGTTACCCTGGCGGTGCCGTAAGCGTCGATCAGCTCGGTGAGCTGTTGTTTGAGCTGGTTCAAGCGAAGACCTCTTGATTGACTGAAGCGTACAGGGGATTGCGACCAGGCTCTTGTCGAAAGAACTTGGTCAAACAAAACTTAACACCAAATGCCGGAGGCCGTCCTTCGTGGCGGGCAAAGTAATTGCATTGACCATCATCAAGCAGATTTCGGAACAACAATACAGATCCTGCTCGAGGCGAAACCTGAATACCGGCGTCAGGAAAATTGGTCTCCCCTTGCTGGTCTTGCTCCATGTCGTTCAGGTAAAGCAATGCAGTCCAAACTCTTTGACCGCCGGGCTCAGTCCACTCATTTTTGACATCTGGAAAATAGTCCGCGTGCAGCTTGAATTGCTGACCTGGTTCGTAGCGCAACAATCTCATGGGCTCGCTTGCGGCGGGGTCCCATCCAATAATCGCAGCCAGACGGGCGTCGATCTCTCGCTCCATGCAAAAATCGGAATCGACTAATGGCATCTTCGAGCTTGCGCTAGTCCGGTGTTCGCTCCAAACCCGAAACCCGCCCTTGCCAACAGTAAAGTCCTGAGCCATGCAAGTGTCAGCGGCGCCAATGATTCTCTTGCACTCTTCTTTGTTTAGAACGTCAGGCACATAGTATGCCTCAATAAAGTCACTGTGCAAACGCCACTTCTGCAGCTCAGGACTGGTCGAAGATGTCAGAAGCGGCGCCGGATAAGCCAATCCGAATGGATCGCGGCGCTCTGCTGGCAAGTCGCCCACGATTTCACGCAGTACAAGCCCGGTCCGCTGCAATAGCGCTTCTGCGAACATTGGCACGTGATCAAAGTAGGCGTTGTTGCAGCTCACCTCGAACAACTCACCCTCCAGGAACATGCAAGAGCCTTTGCAGACCTGGAGCACGGGGCACTTGGAGCACTTGTCGCGGAAGCTCCAGTGGGTAGCCGTGTTGAGCTTCACGTCCTCCATGCTGGACATGTGGCCGATCTTGTGCGACTCCCCGTTTGGAGCGGTAGCCGATGCCGACACGTTCTGACAGGTGACCACGTTGCCGCGCAGGTCGACTGCCACTGAGTCCATTCGATCCATGCCGCACTTTTGGCCGAGAGTCTCGGCTCGCTGCATGGTATTGAAAGCGTTGAGCCACTCGTTCACTCGGGAAGGAATAATTCCAAAGTTGGCTGCGACGTCAGTTTGTCTTATTTCTGCCCATGCTTGATTTGCATAGACCTTGAAATCTTCAGGCCTGAGCGACATTGAGACGCCACCTTCGTCGTAAGCATCGACAATGCTGCCTTCTCCGACCACCACACCTGGATTGCCAGTCAGCTCGCGAAAAAACTGAGCTGCTGCCCACCGCGATCGGTTTTCGCGGTTCATCATGGTGTTGAAGGAGATCCGGTAAGGGCTGAGTCGCTGGTAAGCGTAAAGCCATGCGTCTCGTGTTGCGGGACGTGTCAGCGGATCGATCCCGCGCACCGCCTGGCCTGGGCCATCGTGAGATATGGCCAGGGAAAAACCCATGTCGTAGAACCAATCGACAATCTCGCGAGTGAGCAGTGAGCCGTTGGTAATAGTTGAAAATCTGATGTTGGGGTAGGCTGCTCGAAGTTTTTCAGCCAGAGGGCGCATGGTCTTCAGGTAGACCAGCGGCTCACCGCCCCAGAACTCGATGCGGCGTCCTTCCCCGCCATTAGGCGGGTTGAACCAGCTGCGCAGAGCTTCGACGAACGCCGGCACCATCACGGCGCTGGTTTCATCGGCATGGGGCACAAAACGCTGCACGCAATACTCGCAAGAGTAGTTGCAGCTCAAGCCCATTTGGATTTTGAGCACGCGAGGCAGCGCAGCCTTCCCGGCTGGAGTTTCACGTGATACGCGATGCGGAGTCAGGACTGGCTGGTCAGTATGAGGAGCAGTGTCGTGCCCGTCTGTGATGAGATTGTTTGAGTTGTCATAATAGACAACCTTGTTAGTCTTGTCACTGGGATCAAAGCATCGAAGAGCGAAAACGGCCATTTAGGTGTTACTCGGTGACTTGAATCAAGAAATCAGATTCGCCAGGCCAGTTGCGGTAGCCGGCTTTGATTTTAATAGAGTCTCCCGGCAGGAGGTCTACGGCAGAAACCTTGACATTCTTTTCGCCTTTTACGCGCCAATAACTGAGGTTTCCTGCATCGCAATCAAGGTAAGCCGTCATGTTTGGCGGAGCGGTAACACGAACAATTGCGCTACTGCCGGCCGCTACGGTATTTGGTCCGTCAAACAGAATAGGACTGTAAAGCTTTGCGTCTAGCCACGCTTGCATGTCGCTAACAGCTGACCCAAAATCAAAGCCGGTATATGTTACGCCAGGATAAGTTACCGCCAAAAGCGAGCACTCCTGAATAGGACATCCTTTCCAAGGTGTCGCTATCATTACAAAAGGCAAGCGATCACGCCAATTGCGAATGCTCTGACGAGTAGGAAGCGTCCTAATAATTGTGTTCTCAATTTCAATTCGAGCTAGCAATAAATCAGAGCAAGCAGACACCAATCCTCGATCTTCGGACAGGGAGCCAACCTGTTGAAACGAAAGGGTCGCGACCTGCCTATTGGGCCCCATTGCCAGGTCAAAAGAAATACCATCTGACTGCAGCTGCACTGAGCCAGTCAGTGGTACTCCTTCCGGCCCCGGAGCGGCCGGCAGAATCGACGCGTAAGAAGAGTGTGATTTCATTGGTTAGCCTGGTGCGCAGTTGCAGTCGCAGTTGCAGTTGTACTGAGCGTAGCCAATGCCGCCCAGGGCGACGTTGCCTCCTTGATCGGTAAGAGTAGCGCAGTTTGAAATGCCGCACTGAAACTCCGCGCAGTTTTGCACGGCGCCATGGCAGTTGCTGACTGTGTTGAAGAAGTGTGTGTTGAGATTTGCACTGCCGATTCCGGTTACGTGCCCGTAAGTGTCTAGGGTGATTGAGCTGACCACGTTGCCGGTGGTCAGTGAAACGTTAGCCTGACTGGACGTGTCCGCGTGCGAAATTGAGCGGTCTGCCGCAAGGGTGCCGCCACCGGTTAAGCCAGCACCTGCCGTGACGCTCCGGGCTGTAAACGCAGCGCTTACGAACGCTGTCGTCGCTACTTGAGTGGTATTGGTGCCGGCCGCTGCTGTCGGGGCGGTCGGGGTGCCCGTAAAAGCAGGCGAAGCCAGGTTTGCTTTCAGGTTTGCGGCTGCCGTGACGTACGCGGTAGTTGCAATCTGCGTTGTGTTCGTGCCGGCTGCGGCAGTTGGAGCCGTCGGTGTGCCAGTGAATGACGGCGAACTGGTTACAAACGCCGTCGTCGCAATCTGCGTTGTGTTGGTGCCAGCAGCCGCAGTAGGTGCCGTCGGGGTGCCAGTGAACGCCGGGCTACTGACGGTGGGAATCTCGAACCAAGAGACCGCAGTGGTTCCGATAGTACCCGAGGCAGCAAAGGTGGTAGTGAAAAGCCTGCCGCCGTTTGCCGTGCCAGCGTCGACGGTAGCCAGCGCTCCGGCCATCTCCGCAGCCGTGTCACCATCTGTCGCTCGCGTGAGCACCCATGCCACTGAGGCCGAGCCAACGTTGGTGACGGTATAGATACCGTTCTGGGCGCCAGTGGTCTGATCTTTGACCAGGACCCGGTCGTTCACCGCAACCGCAACGCCGTCGAGCGACAGCGCTGCCAATGTGCCTGAGTTAGAGAGCGTTGCACCTACGCCAGCCGTGCCGTTGGCGTAAGTCGCCGTGAGGTTGGCGGTGGTCCCAAGCCGACAGTTGTTCTTCCAAGGACTGTTGGTGATATAGGCGTAGTCCAGGAAGTCAATTGGATGTCTGTGATCCTCGCGGGCGTAACGTGCAGATGTTCCAGTCGTTGCAGTGCTGGCCGTCCCCAAAGGGGCAGCCGATGCGCCTTGACCAATCACGAACGCGGTGGTCGCAAGCTGGGTCGTGTTCGTGCCAACTGCTGCGGTTGGCGCGGTTGGCGTGCCAGTGAAAGCAGGGCTCGCCAGAGCGGCGTAGCCCTGTGCCCGGACGTAGGCTGTCGTCGCGATGTTGGTGCTGTTGTCGGCCGTGGCCGGCGTGGTTGCTGTTGCCGCTGCCAGCGCAGTCGCGCCCGTCACGGTCAACGTGCCGCCGATATTGGCGTTGCCGGTCGTACTCAGCCCCGTCAGGGCGTAAGTGGTCGCCAGCTCGCCCCAGGCCGTGCCAGACCACTTCTGCCAGCGGTTGATCGAGCTGTTCCATCGAACTGCGCCCGTGACCAGGTTGCTGACGGTCTGGCCGTCAAACTGTTTTGCCAGGTCCTCGTCTCTGGCCTTCAGGTCCGCCAGAAAGTTGGAGTAGGTGCTGGTAAGCGTGGGGTTGGACCAGTTAGCCATCAGACTCCTTGAGCGCTCCAGCTGAAGCCGCCGCTAACCCGGTTGCCGTTGGTGTCGAACAGGAGCACCTTGAAGCTCGTGGGGCCGGGGGTATCCACAAAATCATAGATGGCCACGCGGGCAGCCGTCCCAGACGGTGTCACGGTAATGGACTGCACGTCAATGAAGCTCAGATTGAAGTTCACTGTAGTTCCCCCGACGTCACTAGCAGAGCTCGTGCCCGATCCGAAGTCCTTCTTGAGCTTCAGGTCCATTCTGTAGTTTAAGCTCGTGACCAATAGTAGGTCGTCGTTACCGGCGCTATTGAAATCGTATCGAAACTTAATGTACTGAAAATCGGAGGCGTACACTTGGTCCACGTCGGGGTAGTCCGTCCAGGCATCGGTTGCAAGTTTCTTTACACTTATTTTAGGAGTGGCGACCATTGAGCCGGTGGCGGCCGTGCTCGTGAGCGTTTGGCTAACGCGAGTACCACCCACCACAGCGCCGTAGTCAATTATTTCTTCGTAAGAGCCCGATGTCGCGGACGGAAGCAGCCAGAAACTGTAACCAGCGTTGATCTGATCCTGTGGTGACGTCCAGCCTCTCGAGGTAAAATGTTGCTCAACGGTCTCCGTAGTGTTGACCGCCAATAACAATGTTGCACTTTCTTGAACTGCATTTACCTTCGTACCGCTGAAGTTAGAGTTTTGGTCAAGCTGCAGAACGTAGTCGGGCGGCTGGCTGACTACCGCTAAAACACTGCCTGGCGCCCCGTACGTGCCCGAGCTGTCAATCGCGGCAATCCAGTACGTGAACGAGCCGCTTGTTGTTTCGAATACCGAGGTAAACAGGCCTGACTTAGTGCCAATTACCGTTGCAGACGCCCAATTCGAGCCTCGGCGCAACTCGTAAGCATCGACTGGAAGCACTGTCGTGCAGTCCTGCCACCGGAACAAGACATTGTTGTCGACAACCTGAACAGCGATGGAGGGCTGGGAAGGGGCCGGCAAAGTGACATCGATAGAGGCTGATTCGCCATAGCCGCCGTTAGTATCTACAGGGACAACCCAAAATTTAGCGGTGCCAGTCCAGTCTACCTTGGTAGTGAACAAGTTGCTATTTACCTTACCTTGAACCGTAGCGCTGGCAAAAGCGCTGCCGCGACGGATCTCATAGAAGGCTGTCTCCAGCGTGCCCTTGACAGGTTGCCAGCTAAGCTGCGCATTCGGACCAGAGAACGTGTTGGACAGCGATGGCGCCGGAGAAAGTCCCACAGTCGCCACGACACTGCCCGCGGCGCCATAGTTTCCGTTGGCATCGATTGCCGCTACCCAGAAGGTCCTTGAACCTGACCATGTGACAGTCAAAGAATAACCGGTACCATCCGCGCCGATCTTGGTGACCTTAGTGCCGGTTTCCCATGAAGCTCCGTAGCGAATTTCGTAAAAAAACGTCTGCAGTGAGCCGTCGACGCGTGTCCAGGAAAGAGTGCAGCTGCTTCCAGCGAATGCTGCCGAAACAGTCGGAGCCGGCGCTGCGGAAATAGTAATTACTCGCGACCCGGCGGTACCAGTATTGCCTGCCGGATCGACACCTGCGACCCAAAAAGTTCGGCTGCCGCTCCACGTGACTGGAACACTAAAACTGTTGCCATACACGCGGGTGACGCCCACACCGCCGGCAAAAGTGTTTCCGTACCGCAGGTCGTAATAATCTGGGCGGTACGATCCAGATGGTGTGGTCCAGGAGATGATCGCAAGCGGATCTTGGATGGCGTGCGTCACGGTAGGCGCACCAGGCGCTGTAATGACGACCGTTGTTGAAGCGGCGCTCTGACTTACAACGTTGCTCGTGTCTCTCGCCTTGACCCAGTACCTTGTAACACTGGGATCAATAAGCCCAAGAACATAGCGTGTCGTTTTTACATATGCCAAAAGTGTAGCGCTGCCCCAGTCGGTGCCACCTCGCCGAATCTCATAGTCTTTGATGTCTAGATCCGAAACCGGACTCCAGCTCAACGAAACGCCAAGATCGCTGTCGATTGCATACGTCATACCCGATACATTGCTCGGCGGGGCCGTCTTACCTAAAGCGTTGATGCTCCCTGTCAGCGCTGTCGTGCTGATCTGGCCAACAGAGTTCAAGCTAAACACCTCCACCTCAAACAGTCCCGGGGTGATGTTCAAGATTTCGTGGTCAGGGCTCTGGGTGGTGTGCGTATTCCAGTTGCCACTGGCTTTCCGCCACCTCACTCGGTATTGATTCACACCGCGCACCTGGCGCCAGGTGATGATCACCTTTGCCCGCACTTCGGCCTGATACGTGTAAAGAGCTTCGGCGAGAGACAGGCGCGTAGGCGCGGCAGGGATTAGGTTCAGGTTTGTGGCATCTCTGAACTGCAACGGCCGATCGCGCTCAATGAAGTCATACTTGCTCGGGTTGTAGCTCAAAGCCGTCACCGAGTACCGAGCTCCGTCCTGCTCCTGAACCGTCAAGACGCGCCACAGCGTCGCCTGGATGCCGCCACCGCTGTAGACCCAAAGGGAATTGATACCCGGCGCCGACGAGAAAGCCGGGCTAACAGTCAAAGTGCTACCCACACGTGTAACAACCGGCCGAGCTTCTAGGCTGCCATCTTTCAAGATGACTGAAATCGTGCCGCCGTTATCAGGAAGATCGACCGGATTATCGACCGTAATGGTATTTGTTGTTGCCGAGGCGACACGACCACCCCGTCTTGCGCCGCCACGAGCAGGATCCGCCACCTCAATCACCTGTCCTGGGCGGACTAGGACACCCGCATCGACCGACGCGGTGAAGCTCAAGACCTCTGTTTCGTACTGATTTGAGTAAAGGAGCCATTCACCCAGGCGAGCAGCCTGGCCGCGGGAGGTGCATGCAAAAGCAGCAATCTCTGAGGTGACGACTCCGTACTTTGCCATTGCAGCGGCGTCTTCGACTACCTCGTAAGCGATCTCTCTCGTGGTGAGATCGAGGTAAGACACAACTGCCACCGTCGGCCGCGTTTTGGAGTCACTGCCCGAGTAGGAGAAGCCCTCCTCGGTAACATTGGCGGAAGTGAAAAGGTAGGTCGGATCTGTGGGCTTGTCCTGCGCCACTGTCAGCGCACCCGTGCCCCAGTAGGGCATCGCCCGGAACACGCTGCACAAGTCGTTGATCAGCTTGTGAGCTTCTTCCGCTGTCTGGATGTTGCAGTTCAGTGAGAAGCGAGGCTCAGTGCCTCCGAAGCCGGTCGGAACGAGCTCGTTGCAATATTGACTAGCCGAATAAAAGGCCCATTTGTCCAAGCTTGCCGCAGTGATGTGATCACCAAATCCAAACCTTTTGCTGGTCAACAGATTCCAAAGACACCAGCAAGGATCCGAGGTCCACTGCGCGGCCCCGAACGTGCCGTTCCACACGCCGGAGTAAACCAGACGCCCCGTGGCCAAGTCAACGTTCGCATTGCTCGGGATCTGAACCTTTAGTCCGCGGACTCGAAAGCTCCGCGTAGGGATGCTGCTGAACTGCTCAGCATTAACCCTCATTCCGACTAATGCGCTGTTCGGGTACCGAAATTTTTTCGCGACAATTTCCGTGTAACTGGTCCACGTAAATGCGTTGATTAACTTGGTACTGTTGCTGTCATCCGTGACACGCGTTACACGAATGTCGACTGGAAAAGCGCCGGATAAATTCACCATGTAGTCGCGCTGATATTGATCGCCAGACCGGCCGGTGACTGTGTCAGTAATGACAGTCGTGAAGCCGCCGCCGTTGTACTGCACCGCGATCTGCAATTGGACGCTGGTGCCGACGATGTCGCCCTGGTCCGTGAACTGCTGGAACTGCGGGAAAGAGATTGTCACCCTTGCGGCGTCGACATTGACATCCGTGATCGTCCTGGTGACAGGGACGTTTTTCTCGACAACAACTCCGACCGCAACTTCATTTGCCGAAGCGCCGCTGCCAGTGTTGGAGTTGATTGGCTGCTGCGCTTGGGTGCCGTATCTGACCTCGATTCCGACGTTCTTGAAGTTGTAGTCGCCATCGGCGGGCGCAGAATTGCTCGCGCCCTGTCGAAGAATTGGCGTGTTGTTGAGGTAGATGTCTTTGAGCATGGCGCGGTTCCAGTCCGCGCTGTCACGGGCCAGTCCGGCCTTCGATGGCGTGGCAAAGCCTTCGATTTCGCCCTCGCCAAGGAGATCGATTACCTCGACGGTGGCGCTGCTATTCAGGTCATCGGCTGCCTCAGTCGGAGTCCTGGTGCCGCCGCCGCCGCCTTTGCCGCCGCCGCCAAAGCCGCCTGAACCGGCAATGCCTAGGCCCAAGCCGGCATTGTGGACCCTAATGCCGCCAGCAATGAACGTGTGATGACCCTCGACAGTCAGGTTGTACACCGTGCCCGTGCCCTGGTCAGTCCGCCCGACGATCGGCCGCAGATGGCCGTTCTCGTCGACCAGGCAGTCGTCATCGCCCAGCGTGCCGATCTCCACGAAGGCGTTGAACTGGTTCAGTACCCAGTGGTTTGGTGTGGCATCGAGCTCCGCACCGCCCCACAGCCGGTAGCGCACCACGCGCTCGCCCTCATGGACGTGGACCTTCAGGATCGTCGCCGTGTGTAGCTGGCCCTGATCGTCGAAGCTCAATACTTGATCGCCGCGGTCGAGCGTCTCGATCGGACGCAAGCCCTGGGGTGTGCGTATCAGGGTATGGCCGAGGAAGCAGCCACCACCACCGCCGGCGCCAGAGATCAGTTGAATGTCGGTCATGTCTGGCTGATGTCAACGGCGGCGCTGATGGTCACTGAGCCCACGATGGTCTCGCCGTAGACCACCGGTACCGGAACGCCCTGTCTCGACACGTTCTGGATTCCGCTGAAGCTATAAGACTTGCGAGGGTCCTTGTCGGAATCCTTGCCGACCTGCGGAACCTGTGGCACTGGTGTAAGCAGCTGCGCAACGCCGCCGAGAGCCAGGCTTAGACCGACGCCGCCGATTGCCAGCGAGAGCGCCGAAAATTTCGTACCGAAGATCGTGGCAGCGACGCCGCCGCCGATCCCCGGGATTGCGATCGCGAGCGCCACCAAGGCAACCCCGGCCAGAATCCGCCCGACCGTTCCAGCGCCAGCGACCACTGGGACGATCTTGATCTCTTGCTGGCCGGCGGGATGATGCAGCTCTTCGAGAGCGATGTCGTATCCCCCGACGCTGACGCGGTAGTGCTGATCAGCCATATGCTTCTCGACCGTGGGCCAATTTGCCAGCAAGAAGCGCACAGCTTCAGCCGCGGTTGCCACATCTGCATAAAGCACGCGCTTGCCGATGAACTTCGCAAGCGGGCCGTAGAGCTTAATCCTGCGAAGCATGACGAAGCCGCCTCCCGGTGCATTGTAGGAGCCAGCCACCGTAAAGGTCCCGGCTACTGAGGCGTCCCTGCAGGTGATGCAGGATCATCTGGTCGCCAAGATAGACGCCGACGTGATTCAGACCCCTGCTGTTGATCGCCATCAGGAGCGCATCGCCGCGCTGAAGCTCTTCGTCCTCTCGCAGCTCTCGAAAGCCAGTATCCGGCCAGCACTGATCGAAAACCGGCTCTCGCTGAAACTCGTCTGACCGGGCCGGGCGCTCCCAATCACGCAGCTCGATCTTCATCTCTTCGGCATACCAGTCGCGAACGAGCGTCCAGCAGTCAGACACGCCCCAAGCCCAGCTGCGGCCGATCAAAGGAGCTTTGTAGCCCTCGGGCTTGCATCCGCCCCAGGCCTCCGTCTTCGGGTTCACGATGTGCCAGGGCAGGCCGCTGCGCTCGCAAGCCATGCGGTCGGCCTGGCTCGGCTCAGGGGCGGTGACAGGATGACTGTGGACGACGGCCACGATCTCGCCGGCGTCTTCGGCTGCAGCCCAGTCCTTCGGCGCAAGCACGAAGAAGTCCTGAGTGTCGGCCAGATTGCTGCATGGCCAATAGCGCCGCCTGCCCTTGATGACAACCAAAAGGCCGCAAGATTCCCGTGGGTCTTCGGCTTGCGCGTGTGCCAGGGCTTCTGCTTGCCAGGTCATAGCGTGTAGCTCCCGACCCCTGGAAAGGAGCCGAACGGCAGTGACGAATTGGCTCCAAACCTAGCCTCACAACTGCTTACACGCTTCCCGCAGACATCAGCGGTGGAGGACGTGGTGGATAAATCGTTGTCGGTGTACCACTGGGAGGCGGTGACATCCCCGCTCGTGTTACCCCCACCAGCAGAGAGCTGCACGGAAAACGCTCCAGCACTCACGGCGCCCACAATGAACGAGCCGCCAGATGCCGCGCCAGTGGTCGGTGTGAGGCGCACATTGTCACCTACCGAGAGGCCATGAGATGCAGCCGTGACTTTGTAACAGCGGACGGTTACATCGCCGTTGGTCGCCCCGCTTGCACCAGAAGTGACAGTAAAAGCGCCGGTGGTTGGCACTGTGACAACCGTGAAAAACCCGTCCACGCCAGCGCCGCTTGTGAAGTCGAGATGCACGACGTCACCGGCTGTGATGCCGTGCGATGCACTGGTTATGGTGATCGTAGTACCAGACCTGGAGTAAGTGGCTGAGAGCACTTTCTGCTGGTAAGTGCCCGTGAAGCTGTTCACGGGGGTGTAGCCGCATTCGGCGGATTTGTAAGTCCACTGACAAATATTTGAGATGCACTGTCGCTTCGGCGCTCTGACGCCCTGTAAATCAAAAACCGCAGCAAGCTCAAATTCCACGAGATCGCGGTTCTCGGACACCTTCCTTGAGATGAAATAAATCTCTTGAGGGAACTCAGCAGTCGGGTCTGGGGTGCCGTAGGGGTTGACATTGCCGGTGAAGTTGACGGCGTCCAGGTAGCGGGCCAGCGTTCGGCGCCGGATGACCTTTGCCCCAATCAGATCGTTGCCAGGGGTGACGGCATTGACCGCCAGGAGCACGGTCGTGATCGTGCCGAGCACGTTGGCCACACGCAGTTTGGGCCGTGGCAGCTGGCCGTTGCCGCTGTATTCGAAGCCTTCGCACTCAACCGGGAATGCCGTGTAGGCTTGCCCGGCCCAGACGATGTTGCCGCCGTCGTTCTTTGCGTTGACGCCAGCGTGGAACCTGTAGATGTCGGTGCTGCCATGGAGCGCCTGGACCAGCTGCAGCTCAAACAGCTCGATGATCGAGCTGGGCTCGACCTTCTGCAGTTCCTCAGTGATCGCCTGGGGGACCGTCATGCGGGTTCAGCTACCTCGCGGAAGGTCGCCGAAATGGAGCTCAGTTCGCACGAGTCGCCGGTGATCTGCCACTCCTCGCACACGTACTGGCCGGCCGCGGCACCCCAAAGCGGCGGAGTCCATGTGAACGATTCCGACCCACCACGCGCCTCGAGAAAGGCGCGGATGGCGGCCGTCTCGGTGTTGTCGCGAGCCTTGAATGTCAGCGGGTAGGTCTTCAGATCGGTGTTCAGGCCGAAGCGAATCCGCTGCTCATAGCCGTCACCGAACTCCGCCTTTCGAACACGCGGCTTGCTCGTTTCCGTGAACGGATAATCAGGGGTCCAGGTGAATGTCGCCATGGGTCAGATCCTAGGCCGCGAGAAGACCGCCAGGACGCTTCTGGCGGATCAGTTCCTGCTGGACGGCTGCCGCCACGGCTCTGCCCAGCTGCTCGCCGCGGCTGCTGTCGCCCTGCACCTGGCTGCTGCCGGCGTCGACTGAGACGCTGACGTTGATGTCTCCGCCACCGCCTGCAGCCACGACGCCCAGTTTGCCGTCACGGCCGCGGCGCAGAGGCATGATGGCCTCGGGCCCGGCCTCGCCCATCAAGCCGAGCTGGCCGGCGCCGCCGTTGGCGAACTTGAACAGGGTGGGCTTGTCGATGATGCCGCCCATGGCGAACGGCACGATGCCGTTTTGAGCGAATGCGCCGCCCTTGGCGAAGCCGAAGTTAGGACCAGCCGCTCCCAACCCGGTAATGGGGTTGAAGTAGCCGCCGCCAAAGCCGCCGCCGCCGCCGCCCAGAAACCCGATCGCCTGCATGACCGACCGCAGCACGAGCTGCTGGATGATCATCCGAGCGGTGTCCTTGAGGATGCTGGCCGCGAACTCCTGGAAGTTGGCCTTGCCGGTGGTCACCAGGTTGACCAGCACGTCCTCGACGCCCTTCAGCCCGGTTTGCACCAGCTGAGCGGTGGCGTCCTTCATCGTCCCGATGCTCTGGACGTACTGCTGCACACCCTGCGTGAAGCCCTCGCCGATCCGCATGTCCTGGCGCAGCCGCAGAGACTCGTTGAAGCGCAGCTGCGACGCTGTGGCTTCATCCGTGAGGCGCTTGAACTCAGCCAGCTGCAGGTTGTTGCTCGCGATCGCCTCGCGCTGCGCCTGAGCCTGGACCGAGTTGCCCTGGCCGGCTGCAACCAGCTTGTCGAGCTCGGCCTTTGCGACGGCGTTCGCCTGGGCGACCTGCTGGATGGCTTGCGCCTTCTTGAGCTCGCCTTCGATGTACTCAGGCTTCCGACCTTCGAGCTCCAGCTGATTGCGCAGGCGGGTCAGCTCGGCCGAATTTTTCAGCTCGGCATTTTGACCACGCAGCTGCTCGGTGAAGTCCAACACGAAGCCCTTGCGTGCCTCCTCGGTCAGCTTCCCGACCCCCTGGTCGACAATCCTCTGGGCCCCGGTGGCTGCCTCGAGCTCGACTCGCTCCACCGACGCCCTGCCGTCGGCGGTGACGTCGCGCAGCTGCTGGGCGGCGACGCCAGTCCTACCTGTTGCGACCCTTGCGCCTTCGTTGCCCTGCAGGTGCAGAAGCCGCATTGGGCCTTCGGGCGTCATGATCTCGACCGCGTAACCGCCGGCGCCGGTGAAGCCCAGGTCACGCAACAGGCTGGCGCCGCCCTTCAGGCTGATGGCGCTGCCGGCCGGGGTCCCGAAGTCGATGCCGCGGTGAAAACTGCGGCCGAACATGCTGCGCGGGCCGTAACCGCTGGTGACGCCGAAGCTGGAGGGGTCCCGACCGTTGACCGACAGGTAGCGGTCGGCGTCTTCCGCGGTGATGCGGCGGCCGTCAGCCCAGCGAGCATCGAGGTGAGGGCCGGTGCTCTGGCCGGTGTTGCCCGTGCGGCCAATGATGCCACCTTGCCCCGTGACGGCCCCGATCGCCTGAGCTGATCTGAGCGACTGCTGTGCATTGAGCACGTCCATCGCAGCCTGGCGTCGGCGGTTGGCAAGCTCATCCAGCTGACCGTAGAAGCTAATGATCAGGCCGCCGGCGGTTCGGGCTGCGCCGGTGAGCGACTTCACCCAGTTGTCGCGCTGCTTGTTGATCAGCTCCTGTTCGTACTCGTAGCGCTTGCGGATGAGGTCCATCGCTGTGCGATGGGTCGCATCATCGAGCGCAGCCTTCGCCCGGGCCACCTGCTCATCGAGCCGCTGCTGTTCGGCCGCGAGCTTCTCAGCTTCCTTCCGAGCTCTTTCGTCCTCTGACTGGTCAGAAGGCAATGGTGATGGTTGCCCACCAAAACCGCCGCCCAACTCGGGCATCTTCGTGGCTTTTTCAATCGAGCCGGTGATGTTCTCCACCACCGAATCCACGAACTTGCTCAGGCCGATGGCCGCGACGCCACCAGCCGTCAGACCGAGCACCGCGCCGGCCACCTTGCCCTTCGTGGCGCCGGTGGTCAGGCCGGCCAGGATCGCGTTGATTGCTGCCCGGGCCGTCTCAACCTTCAGCAGCGACTTGCTCAGCTCGAGCAGCGTGCGCGTGGCGGTCAGGATGCCCTGAAAGGCGTTTGAGAACGCCGTCAGGTTGCTGACTACAAACAGGCCGGCTTGCACGCCGCCCAGCACAATCATGGTCTTGATCAGGCCGGAGAGGATCTTGTTCAGACCCTCTACGCCGCCGATCAGCTTGCCGATCCAGTTAAATGTCTCGCCGATGGCCCGCTGCCAGCCAGTCTGGCCCTGGGCAATACGGGTGAGAGCGTTCAGGCCCTCGGTGCCGAGGTCCTGGAAGAACGTAATGGTCGGCAGCAGCGCCTGACCGGCGGCCAGTTTGAAGTTGTCCATCGCCAGCTGGAAGCGGATACTGGCTGCAAATTGTGACTCTCCAATTGCCTTGGAGGTTCCCTCGAAGCGCCTTGAAAGCTCTTCGTTAAAGCGCACAAAGTCTTGAGTGGTAACCTTGCCCTCTTGCAGAAGCTTGTCCAGCTCCTTTGTGCTCATTTTCGACGACTTTTCTAAAGCCTTGCCGACAGATTCTGGCGTTTTCTCCATCGACTGGGCAAAAATCACAAACGCGCCCGCCAAGCGCTCACCAATCTGGCCGCGCAGTTCTTCGGCGCTCACTTTGCCCTTTGAGAACACCTGTGACGCAGCAAGCATTGCAGCGTTCAGCTGCTCTGTACTACCTCCAGTCGCGATGATTGCTGCGCTCAAGCCTTTGAAGACTTTTTGCGTCTCTTCGACGCCCATGCCTGCACCGCGAACCGATGCTTGCAGTCGCGTGTAGTTCCTGGTGGCATCTCCAATGCTGGTGAGGAATTGCGGTGCTGACTGCTGAATAAACTTCAGGCTGTTGTTGAACTCTCCTTGGTCGGTGCTGACGCCCTTTAACGCGATCTGCAGGCGAGCGATCTCGCCCGCATAGTTGCTGGCGCCAACCGCCACCGCTCCCACGCCAGCGACGCCAGCCCCGATGGCTGCACCTCCCAGTGCTCCTCCAAACGATGTCAATCCGGCAGCCTTGCCGGCAGCTGACATGCCGAATGCGGCGCCGCCCGCCGCCCCCAGGAAACCAGCAGGGCCGCCGAACACAGCACCGGAGGCAACAGCGCCAAGCGTCTGGAACCTATTGCCTAGCGCGTTCCCACCGCCGGTGCGCTTCTCCAGCTGGCGGTCGATCTTGGCCAGCTCCTGATTGACCTCCTTCAGCGCGGCTCTGTTGTCGCCCAGACTGTTGCGCAGCGATTCCCATGCAGCACGCTGGTTGCGAAGGCTGTTGATGCTGCCGTCAGATGCGACGGTGGCCTTGCGGATGTCGCCCGCGACCTGCTGATAGCTGCCGCCCATCAGCTCAAGCTGCGAGCTGATCCGGCTCAAGCCAACGCCCTGGATCGAGCGATAGAGCTCGCTCGTCTCCATCATCGGCATCTCGATCGCCGCGGGCCGCCGCTTGGCGGCGTTGCGCTCGATCGACCTCTGCACCGCCATGCGGTCTTCGAGGCCCTGCGAGAAGGCCAAGAAGCCGCTGCCCGAGTTGGCGGCGCGAGACTGCTCCAGCCGGCGGCGAGCAGCATCCAGCGCCGGGTTGGCAAACTCGCGATTCAGCTCGCGCTGAAGGCTGGTGATCTCCCGCTGGGTCTGGATCCAGAGCTCACCGCCTCTGGTGAGGTTCTGAAAGCGGTCCTTGAGCTCGGCCAGCCGCTGATTCAGGGCAGCCGTCGTATTGGGCAGATCTGGCTGACCGTTGAGACGATCCGGTGCCAGGAAGTTGTCGTTCTCGAATGCCTGATTGCGAGCAACGACGTTCTGCCGGGCAGAGCCCATGCCAAAACGAATCTCGCGCCGCTGGATGTTAGCCAGGGCGGTCGCATACTCATTGCTGAGGATGTTGAGCTCGTTCAGCTCCTTCTTGAGAGCTGCGATCTGCTGCTGGAATGCAGACGGCTTGTTCGACGCCGCCTGGTTTCGCAGCTGCGCTTCGCTGAGCTTCTTGGCCTGGGTGGCCGTTTCGCCGTAGGCCTCGCCCAGGGCCTTCAGGTCGCGACTGAGCTGCCGGTAGACGTTGCCGCCGATCGTTGCCTGGCCCTGTAGGCCCTTGAGCGCCTCGATCTGCCCGCGCAGCACCTGCTCGGTCTTAGCGCCAGCCTCGCCGAAGGCCATGACCTCGCGCCGAGCCTTGCTCAGCTGCTGGTCTGTCGGGCCGATCGCCGACTGCAGGCCCTTGAAGACGCTCTTCAGCTTGTCAAAGCCTTCGAGCCCTTCGACCTGGGCGAGAATCTTTAGCCGTGCGACCTGTTCAGCCATCGTCGTTCAGAACCTTGAGGGCAGCGGCTTCCATGACCTGGATGCCCTCCAGCATGGCCTTTGGATCCTCCACTGAGTATAGGTCGCACAGCCACCGCAGGGTCTCGTACTTCAACCCGGCGTAGCCGCCCATCGTGATGTTCCACTGCGTCTGCATGCGCAGAAACATCATCACGATGTCCCAGTTCTCGGGCCAGACCTCGAAATCTTCTTCTTCGGTCTCTGACTCAGGCAGAACGACGCCCATCAAGCGAGCGTCGTCTGCCGTGTCGTCTTTGACTGATCCGGCGGCAGCCCAATACTGGGCCGCCTCCCTCAGTTTTTTGCTTTACCGCCCTCCAAACTGGCCAGGTAAGCCGTGATGACGCCCTTGGTGAAGCAAGGGTCATCCATCATGTCCTTCAGGGCAGCCTTGGTGAAAGGAATGTCCTTGCCGGCCTCGTCTTTGACGCCTTCCCAACCCTCGAGCACCGCCTCCAGCAGTTCGACATCGCCCTTGTCCACAAGTTTGGTGAACTCAGCACGGCCGATCCGCTTGAAGACAGCGTCAAAGGACTCGGTTTCGAACCCGCCACCGTCGACGGGGAATTCGACGGTGACAGGCCACTTGAAGGTCGACGACTTCTTGCGCGTGAAAGCCATGTAGGGCTCCAGTGATCAGGTGAAGACTAGCCCCACCTCATCATTTCCTGCTGAAGTGGGGATGGCCACGTAAGGCAGGTTCAGCATCTGGATGCCGTCCTGGTCGGAGTAGGTCGGCTGACCGATGTCCACCTTTTGCGCGGTGAAGGTGACGATGTTGCCGGCAGTGGTGCCGTGCGCAAAGGTCAGGCTGCCCGTGGTGTTGCTGTTGGCGATCGTGAAGAAATCCTTCGCCGCGATGCTCGGCGCCTCGATCACGCAGGTGCCAGCGGGAGCACGATTGGTGATCAGCACCTGCTTGGTGCAACCAACCAGCTCGCGATAGATGACGTCGTTGGCCATGTCGAGGCTGACGTTCATCAGGCAGCCGCTGTAGCCCAGCAGGCTGAAGCTCGAGGTGTTGCCCTCTTTGAACAGCAGCGGTGTCGCCTGGGCCGAGTAGGTGACGCTGGGGGCGGCAGTGTCGGTCGGGGCGTTGTAGATCCCGGTCATCGTGAAATCGATGACGGGAATCTCGTTCAGGTTGCAGTTGATCGAGAACGTCCCGCGGCAGCCGGTGGCTTTGTGCAGCACGCCATCGTTGTTGAAGTAGATGGTTGCGCTGGAGAAGCTGGCGCTGACAGGTGCGTAGGTCACCGAGGTGGTCGCCACCACGGTCTCGGACATGCCGCAGGCCTTCAACAGCGAGCCGTACTTGGGCGCGGTGCCGGCAGTACCGGAACCAGCAAATTCCACCTGGAAGGTGATGCTGACACGGGTGTTCGCCAGCAGCTGCTCGGAGTTACCGAGGTACGGACGAATGAGATCGCGGCTGACGGTGTCAGACTCGATCGGAGTGATTTCAAGATTGCGGACGAGAACGGCGTCGGCACCAGCGGGGGTGCTGTCAGTCCCGTAGGTCGTCTCGGTCTTCGCCAAGATCAGGCGCTTTCTCGAGAGGAGCGGCATCGCTGGTTACCTCAGATGGGGTTTGGAGCTGGCCCGGCTCTGTCCGCTCGACGAGCTTCCGCTTGCCGGTTTTTGGGTCGAGGAGGTAAGTGCCTCCCTGACCATGGTATTCGTCGATCATGGCAGCCATCATCAGGCTCCAAGGTTGGTGACAGAGGTTCTGTACTGAACACGGTAGTCGCACATGACGACACCGGCCGGGACATCTGCCTCCACTGCCTGAAACTCTACTTGAACTGGCTGAATATCGATCGCCAGACCACCAAGTGATAGGTCTGCCATCAGCTTGGAATGCAGCGATTCAACGGTTGCGTCTGCGGCCTGATCTGGAATGTTCGACCGAACCACGACTGCGACGCGGACCAGAAGCGACCAGTCCAGCGTGGGCAGGCTCGTGTTCTGCTGGCAGACATCGTTGATCGGCTCCACGACGATCGCAGGACTTTCCGACCTGGCCAGCGGTTCCACCCGGCTGCGGTAGATGCGATTGGCGACACCGGTTGTGCCGTTCAGCGCCGTGCGGATGGCGGCGAGGATCTGTTCGCGCTTGGTCATGGTCAGGACACCCGGTAGATGGACAATTGAGCCCGGGAAGCTGCGGCCGTCCCGATCGAGTAGCCCGTCGAATCCCCCGAGTGAAATACCTCCAGATAGTCGTTGGCCGCCAGTGACTCGATGTCGCTGAAAGTCACTGTGAAAGTGTCTCCGTTGAACCAGCGCCAGTTTTCACGGTAGACGAAGCTGCGAACTTCGACGCCATTTTTTCGGAGAGAAAACGTTAGAACATAGGTTTCAGCGGTAAACGTAACGAGCGCTGAAAATTCGACCCGATAAACCCCTGCTCGGGGTGTGGTCATGCGGGTGGGCGAGCCTGATGCCCACATGTTGTCGTTGTCGAACGCTTCCGCCCCGAACGAGATCGCTGCTGCAGTCGTAACGCCAGAGATCGAGCCGGTGTTGTACGCCTGGGCGGCGTACAGGCTGGTTCCGCCACCTCCGGCGCCAATCTCAACGATCGACGCGGTGCCGTTGTCCTTCTTCGTGTAGAGCTTGCCGTCGTAGGTGTTGAGCGCAAGCTCACCGAGCTGTAGATCCCCGGTCGTCGGCACCTTGCTGGCGACCGACGACCGTTTCAGCTTGAACGTGTTGGCCATGTGGCTGTCCGAGAGCGCCTATGTAGACAGGACTGACGGCGGAGCGCCTTAGAAGGTGCCGCCGTCAAAAGTGATGTTGTCGATCGCGCCGCCCGTGATGTTCACGTTGCTGGCGTCCTGGGTGGCGAGAGTGCCGAGGCCCAGGGTGGTGCGGCCGGCGGCAGCATCTGCGTCGTCGATCAGGCTGCGGCCGAAAGCGGTCAGCGAGGCGACGGAGAAGGTGTCAGCGCCGGTGGCGTAGATCAGCTGGTTTGCGGCCACCGTGACGCCCGCCAGGGCCGTCAGCGTGGCATCCAGCGGCTGGGCGTCGACGATGCCGTAACCGGCCAGCGTGGTGGGGTTGGTGCCGGCCGAGACGCGGCCATAGGCGTCGACGGTCACCGAGCGGTAGGTGCCGGCGGTGCCGATCGTGGCCAGGTCGATGTTGTCGGCGTTGACGACGACCCGGGCGGTGGAGGCGGTGCCCACGCTCAGGGTGTTGCCGCTCTTCACCAAGCCAGCGCCAGCGTCAATCTGGCCAGCGCCAGAGAACTGGGCGAAGGTCAGTGAAGTCGATCCGACGACGATGGGGTTGTTGGTGCTAAGGACCCAGCCGCTGTCGGCATTGACCGTACCTTCCTCGACAAAGGTGAACATGCCGGAGGTGACTTCGGCATCGGTGTCGGCGTCGGTCGAGCGGGACCAAGTGCTGGCCGCCACCACATAGATGCCGTTGGTGCTGGCCGTGCTCTGGTTTTTGACCAGCACGCGGTCACCAGCGACAAGGGTGACACCGTCAATTATTTGAATGCCGCTGATGTTCTGGAGATTTGAGGTCGTTGCAGCGCGGACGCTGGCCTTAACGTCAAGGCCGCTGCGCGAGGCGTCCACATACGCCTTGGTAGCCGCGTCGGTGTCAGCGGTCGGCGTAGCCAGGTTGGTAATCTTCTGACTGTTCAGCGACACCGACGCGGTCGGCGCGGCCATCTGGTCCAGACGGTTGGTCCGAACCTGGGTGTCAAAGTCGCTGATCTTGGCAGCGGTCAGCGTCGGGATGTCCGAAGCGCTGAGCGTGGTGCCAGAGGTGACGCGGCCCTTCGCGTCGGTGGTGACCTTGGTGTAGGTGCCGGCAGTGCCAACGCTGGCCAAGGTCAGGGTGACCGAGGTGGTGCCGCTGCCCGAGGCATCTCCGCTGAAGGTGATGCTCTGGTTGCCGGTCAGGTAACCCTGGGCCTTTACGAAGGCCGTGGTGGCCGCATTGGTGCTGTTGTCGCTGCTGGCCTGAGTCGGGACGACGACGTCGCCCGTGAAAGTCTTGTTGCCGCTGACGGTCTGCGCCGAGCTCAGTGTCAGATAGGCGCCTGAACCTGCGATTGCAGGAATGGTTGTGGCGCTGCCACCGGCACCGCCGGTGCCCTTGCCGTAGTAGAGAACGTCGTCGACCTCGTTGTAAGCGAGTTCGGCGTTCTGAAGGCTTGCTGGTGCGCCGGGTGAACCGGAGGCACGGCGCTTGATCCGCAGCGTATTGGCCATCAGAAGTTGCCTCCGTCAGTCAGCGTGAGCTTTGTGTTCAGTGGGCTGGCCACGAACTTGGCAATAGCGCCATCGTAGATGAGGACGCTGCCGTCGACGCAGTTGGTTGCGTCGACATCGACCAGCTGGGCGAGTGAACTGACTCCACCAGCCACGTAGGAAAGTGAATTCCAGGCAGACGAGCCGTTTCCAATTTTCAGCAGTCGCGTATCGCTCTCAAACCCGGCCTCACCAGCAAGCAGCACTGGGTTCGCAGCCGCCCAAGCTGCAGCGGTATCGCGCCGTAGTTTGATCCGCTGCCGAGTCATGGGTCAGTCCGCACCGCCTCCATCCAACACGTTAGTGCCGTCTGCTTCTTCCTCGTCCACCCACTGGCTGCCATTGAACACAAGGCGATCGCCGGCCTGCGGGGATCGAATCGTGACGTCGGAAAGATCGGCCAAACCGAACTCTCGCGGCTGGCCACCGGGCGCCACCACGTCGGGCGCAAGTTTGGTGAGCATCAGCTCAACAAAGCGCCCATCGTCGATGCGCATGGTCTCGCGCACCTGATAATTCACGCCATCAACAGTGATGCCATCGCCGTACACAAGACCCCCGAAATCTGCTGCTTTGCACGTCAGCTTGTAGTCGGTGGTCAGGACCATGCCGTCGGCAACGACCTGGCTGGGCATGTCCAGGATTCCAGCACCAGTGATGACACCACTGACGCACTGAACGCCGAAATCGTCGAGGAACAAGTCGAGGTTTTCGGTGATCACAACGGCACCGCCTTGCTTCGTGCAATCAGGCTAGCCGCGTCGGCTGCCTGCACGGCAACCTCAGTCCCGGCCCATGCCGGCTGGCCGCCGATCATCACGTCACCAGTGAGACGGATGCGGATCTCGCCGCGGATGTTCGGCTTCTGCACCACGCGCTGCAGGCGGTCGACGCGGATCGCATCGATGGCGCAGTGCAGATCGTTCTGGCCGTAGGACACCAGCGCCTTCTGCCCAAACAGCTCGAGGCCGCCAGGGAAGACGCACAGCGGCTGCCAGCCGCGAGCGCCCTCAGGGGTACCCCACTCTTCCTTCGCGGTCAGCACCGGACCTGGCGAGACCAGCGTCGGCGCATGCGGTGCCGTCGCTGAGAACGCCACCCAGGCCGCGTGATAAAGCCGGTGACGCCTCGGGTGCTTCTCCCACGAGTGGAACATCGTGAGCTTCTGGCCCTGCCAGTCGACCGCCGGCGTGCCGCCGCTCAGGCGGCCCCAGCGCCACCGCAGGGCAGGGTGTCGCCATTCCTGAACCGCCTCGTCGCCCTCGAGCTCGAGCACGGTCCAGCCAGCGGCGCCCATGTCGTAGATGCACCGCAGCGCACCCTCGGCCTCGAAGAACGTCCAGTTCTTTTCCTTGCTGCTCCAGTCGTTGGCGCCGTACTGCGGCACCCAGACGGAGCCCAGGGTCCAGTTGCGACCCTTCTTGCTCAACCGGCCGTAGGCCTGCACGCATTTCCAGCCATCGGCCTCGCCGTAGCGAGCCATCGAGAACGCCAGGTGCAGCTCACCCCCGCACCAGAACAGTCGCGGGTCCTCAAGCGAGCAGCCGGCCGGGGCCCCGGGCACTTTCAGCCGCTGGTTGCGCAGCACATTGCGAGCTGCGTCGAGCTCGGCCAGTACGATCTCACTGACCTTGAAGTCTTCCGGTTCGGACCGGTACGCCAACAGAAAGCCCTCCCCGGTCGAAACCAGGGAGGGGTTGTAATTCCGCTTGGCCTGAATCAGCCCAGCGATCATGCTCAGCTCAGAGCGCCGGTGCCGTAGCAGAAGGCGCCGGGCTGCTTCACAGCGAAGTCGACGTCCTGCAGGGCGATGATCCGCACGGTGCCGCTGGTGGCGCCGGCGTAGGGATCCAGGGTCAGATCCAGGCCGGACCACATGCCCATGATCATCTGATCGAAGGCACCGAACAGGATGTCGTCCAGGGCGAGCTGGTTGGAGACCACAGCGCCGTAGCCGTTCACTTGATCGTTCTCGTACACGAAGCCAGCGGCCACGGCAGAGGTCGACTTGGGGGTGGACTTCAGAGCGCCACGGGCAGCGGCGTTCATCAGGTAGAACAGCGAGCCGGCGTCGGCGTTGTCCTTGGCCACCTCGGTTTCCATGTCGATCAGCTCGGCGAAGGTGCCGTAGCCGGTCAGGGCCTTGGTGTTGATGCCGACGGTGTTGATCAGACCCAGGGGCTGGTTGCTGTTGCCCGAGCCGTAGATGCCAGCGCGGTCGATCTCCAGGGCGATCACGCGAGCCAGGTCGTTGCGGACCATCTGCTCAACGTCGATCGAGGACTGGAGCAGCAGGCGGCGGCTGTAGTCGACGAAGGCACCCACGGTCTTGGGCGACATCGTGACCTGGCCGAGCACTTCCTGGCTCTCGGTGGGGGAGTTGCCCTCACCAACCCAGTACGCGGTGGCAGCACCGGTCTGCTTGGGGATGGCGATGTTGCCCTGCAGGCCGTTCAGCACAGTGGCGCCCACGTTGGCGAGAGCCAGCTTGTTGCGGAGCAGCTCGATGAACGAGGCGGCCAGCAGGTCGGTAGCAACGAGGTTGCCGCCGGCGCTTGCGGGGCTGGTGGCCAGGTCGCGACGCAGCACGTCGGTGGGCACCATGATGCCGTTGGCGGGCTTGCCGTAGGCCTTGGAGGCAGCCTCGGAAACCTCACGCTCGAAAGCGGCGGCCTTGGCAACTTCCTTGTCGCCAGGGTTGGCGAGATAGTTCAGAGCACGCAGGAAGGAGAAGCTGCGGGCTTCCTTGTCAGAAAGGCCGATTTCGGAGGCCTTTTCGTCGGCGATGCGGTGTTCCACTTTGGAGGCGCGAGTTTCCATTTTTTCCAGGACGGCGGCACGGGCCTCGTCCACGGTGCGACCGCCGTCGATGAGCTCGCGAGCGAGATCACGGAGGCCATGCTTTTCACCGAGAGCGGTGATGGTGGCGATGCGGCTACGCTCGGCCTCGACGGCCTTGGACCGGATCACCTCCACGTCAGGGGTGGTGTTTTCCATTTCAGGAACCTTGGGTTCTGGGGTTGGTGATGCGGCGGTGGCCGCAGAGTCGATCGCAAGCGACCGGCCGATTCCGATGCTGGGATCTGCAGCGATGCTACAGACCGAGACTTCGTACGGACTCCATTCGGTGGCTACAAAGTTGTCGCCACGCTCCTCCATCTTGTTGATGGAATAGCCAAAGCTGACACCCCGAAGGACGCCATCTTTGACATCAGCCATCACCTCCTTGGCGAAGCTGTTGCGGGAAAAACGCACTTTGACGTAACCCCGCTTCTTTTTGCCGTCGATCCAAGCACGCTCAACGACGCCCACAACCCTGTCGGGGTTGTGATTGAAAAGGAGCGGAGCTCCATCGTTGAGGCGGCTTAGATCGGCGGCGTCCATCTCGTGGCTGAGCACTTCGTTGCCGAAGTAGCGAGCCACAGGATACTCGGAGCTGAAGGGGAACTCGAAGGTTCGATCCTCCACCTCCGCAAAAGCGGTAGTTTCGGTGCGCTGATACTTGCCTTCCATCGACCGGAGGGCTTCGATCTTGGCCAGAGTGCTGAAGCGGTGACCCACCATTGTCTCAGTTGCCGCCCATCCTTCGGCGCCCTCACGGAAGATGCGGATCAGGGCCGCGGGATCCTCTTCAGACGCCTCGATGCTGAACTCGCTGTCGGGGACGCCCAGCGTGCCCTCGCGCATGATGTGCTCGATCTGTCCGCGAGCACGGCCGCCGGAGCTGTTCCAGCTCACGAAATCGCCGACCTTCAGCTCGCCTGGCTGAGCCCTGTACTCGTCCACCGGCGCGGACAGCATGGGGGCAGTCTTTTCAGCCATTTCCTGAGCATCGGCCTCAGCTTCCGGGTCTTCACCCGACAGCGTCTCAACCGTGTCCTCGACAATCTCAGCCATGTGCTCGGCCACGACCTCGGCAATAGTTTCACCGATCGCAGCCACCTGCTCCTCAGTCAGATCGTGCATGGCACGCTCGTCGTTCGGGGTTTCAGTTTTCTCCTGCAGTTCGTCCATCAGTTAAGCGGCCCTTCTGGACGCTCGGGTTGAACTGTTTCAACTGTAGTCGTCTTTTTGCGACGCGATCTCGTCGGCTTGCGGCGAGGCTCTGCGGTCACATTCGACTGCGCTTCGTCGACAGGAGGCTCTTCAGTGGTGCTGGGCTCCACCGGTGCGCCAGGGGCTGGCTGCATCAAATCAGCGTCGAGCTGGACACCGAGGTCGGCGGCAGTCTTCCGCTCGCGAGCGATCTGCTGGAGGTTCTCGTCCAGGTCTCCGCCGAGCTGTGCGCAGATCTGCGCCTTGGTCATGTAGCCGGCCGCTTCCATCTCGCGGTAGGCCTTGACCTCCTTGAGCGGGTCGACCCATGTCCAACCGCGTGCCAGCCACTTCGGGTTGTCGTAGCGCTCGGGCCGCAATTCGTAGTCGGGCAGCGAAAGTTCGCCGCTCAGAACCGCTACGTCCAACCACTCGCGGAACACCCGCATGTGGAAGTTCTCAATCAGGTAGTTCTGCACTACCTTCCAGTGGTCGCGATCCTCGAGCAGCGACAGCCGGCTGCTGGAGTAGTTGGTCTCCGAGAAGTCCCTCGACAGCGTCTCATAGGAGCAGCCGAAACCCGACGCGAAGCGCCGAGTCTTGGCCCGCACGAAGTCCTCGTACTGCGCGTCAGGCGACCGCAGATCGGGAACGATCACGCTCTGGCCGCCGTCGAGGTACTTGAAGACCCCGGGCTCGAACTCGGTGATGCGCTGGCCTTCCTCGACGTCATCGGCATCGAGCTCGCCTTCGGGGCTGGTGATGAAGCCCATCAGCGCCGCGGTCGACCGGGCGCGGATCACCGCGGCCTCTTCGTAGCCCGCCAGCTGGTGGGCATCGCCGATCACAGGTGCAAACCAGGGCACGCCACGGTGCTGATTGGGGCGCTCAGGGATGAAGAGGTGGATGACCTCGCTCGCCGGCAGGAAGACGTGCTTCACGTTCTCCCGGTCAGGCTGCCCCTGGAACCAGTAATCGCCCGGGTGGCGGGTCAGGAAGGCGTAGCGCACCGGCCGGCCGTAGGGGTTGATCTCGACCCCCATGCGCCACTCGTTTCCCTTGGCGCTCACGGCGCCGTTGTACTCGTCGTCGAGCAGATCGCTCTCGATGATCTCCAGAGCCAGCGGGATCTTGCTGCCGCCGAACGCACGCTTGTGGATCCTGAAGATCACCTCGCCGCTCTCGGGCAGCGCACCGGCGGCCAGCCACTCGAACGAGTGGAAGCTGTTGCGGCCGGCCACGTCGCAGTGATCAGCGCGGCACCAGCGCTCCCACTTGCTTTCGAGCAGTGCGTTGATCCGCTCGTCGCGCTTGTTGCCGCGCAGGGTCATCACCTGCGACTGCATCTTCACGCCCTGGCCCACCACGTTGATCTGCGTGGTGCGCTTGGCCTGTCGGGCGTACGGGTTGTCCCGCACCATCTGGCGCGAGCGATCGCGCAGCTTGCGCAGGCTGGTCTTGATCTCCGCGTCGGCGCTGGTGCCGTGCGCGATCCAGTCGCTGGTCAGCCGGTTGATCACCGCGCCCGCATATGTGCGGCGGCGACGTTTTGCCGGAGCGACTTCCTTCGGCCCGAAGCCGAGGGCGCTCATCAATCGAGTGCGAATGCCCATCAGCGGCCGAACCTCACGTAAAGGCTATGTGGATTGCCCAGGCCGTTCGCAATCAGCGCCGCTTTCTGTTCACGGGCAACCTCCGCCTTGAGCCTGGACTCAAGCGCCAGGAGCTCGGCGATGTCGTAGCGCTTCAGGCTGCGAATGCCGATCCGGTACTCCTGCACGGCGCCGCCGCTCATCAGCGAGCGGATAGCGGCCTGGACAGACTCCAGGTCCTTCTGCGCCTGACTGCGGCCGTCGAATGCACCCGGGGTGCCGGCGTAGCTAAGGCTCGGGAGAACTTCGATCTGCCCAGTGCCAAGAGTGGTCTTGGCACCACCGGCAACAGCAGTCGCGACAGCCTGGAAATACCAGGTGCCAGCATCGAAGCCTGCGGACGTGGCGGCAGAGAGGGTAAGCCTCCACCCCGATCCATCAGCTACGCCGACGGCAGTGGCACCTTCGTGGTTGACGTTGGTGCGCAGGTAGTAGGTGAGGGTGTGTGTTGAGCTGTCGATCGGAGCGCCGAACACGTCAACGCTTGGGTCGTCCTTCCACACGACCGTGTCGCCAGCCCGAATTTTGGATGGGATCTGCACGGCCTCACCACTGGCGGACAAAGCTCCGCTTTGGAGCCTTGTTCGATCTTAGCGGGGCCTTACGGTCAGCTTCTACGGGCTTTTCGAGCCTTTTCTCCAGCTGATCCCAAACTGTTCTGCGGTCATACCGCTGGTACATGCGATTTAACGCCGCGTACGCATAGACCAGTTCGTCCAGCGCTTCGTTTCGCTGACTTGATTTCTTGACCCAAACACGCTCGGGATAGCCGCGAACAAATCGCGTGATCTGTTTCTCGGCTGTGAGCTCTTCGAAATACTCTTTCCCGGCCTCTGCGTAGAAATGCAGGAATCCGGGTCCCGGCTCGCTGTGTTTCAGTCTGCCGAACAGCAAGCTCTTCACTGTGTCTGAGCCGACAGGATACACCTCCGCGCCCTTTTTCAGCGCCTTGCCCTTGTAGTTCAGATCAACTTTTGAGGCTTTCCCGATCGGTGGCTTGCCCTTCTGGCTTTGACCTTTCACCGCAATCACGCCCAGATTCTGACGCTCGCGGGCGTACTGATAGACCTCCATCGTGTGGTGACCACCGGAGTCGATGCAGATCACGTCAGGGCGCAGTTCAGCGCCCAGCGCATGCTTAAACGGGCGCAAGATCAGCTCGTCCAGCTGCTTCCATGGCTCCGGTCTGCTCGGGTCGCCGTGGATCACCTGGCGGTCAATCAGCCACCCTTCCTCTTCACGACCCCAAGCCCAGACACTCAGGCTCAGTCGGTTGTCCTGCACGTCGCAGCCGATCGTCAGCGCTGATGCCTCGGCCGGGATCATCTGCCGTTCGTAGAACTCGGCACGCTCGAGCAGGCTGTCGGCGCCGACCTTGGCGGCATAGTCGTCCTCCCAGCTCTCGCCGAGCACCGTGTTGACGAACGTTTTCAGCGCTTCGGGATCAGTCTTGGCCTCGAGGAATTCGTCTCGCAGGTTGTCCCAGCTGGCGTTCGGGCTGTAGCTGTAGGCCGCCCAGATGTGGAAGCTCGCGTGCTTGCCGCTGCCTGGTGCAGTAGCCCGCCAGGCGCCACGCTCCACCATCCAGCGCTTCTTCGAATGCGGGATCAGGACGCCGCAGTGCTCGCACACGTAATGCACCGGTGAGAGCTCGTCCTCCCATCGCATGTGCGACCACTTGAGGTACTGCATGTGCCCGCAATCGGGGCAGGGCACGAAATATCTGCGCTGGTCGCCCTGCTCAAACAGGCGCTCGATCCGGCTCGCATCTTTCAGGGTCGGCGTCGACCCGGCGACAATCTTGCGGTTCCAGTAATACTCCGTCCGGCGGATGCCCAGCTTGATCTGGTCACCCTCGGGCCCGGCCGACGGTGGGTAGCCATCCGTCTCGTCGAACATCACGATCCGGCGGCTCACCCGGCGGAATCCTCGCGGGCTGTTCGCGCCCACCAGGCCCAGGGTGCCGCCCGGGTACTGCTTCTGCAGGATCGTGTTGGCGCCGTCCTTCGCCTTGCTGTCGCTCACGAGCCCGCGCAGCACCGGCACGTCGCGCAGCATCGGCGCGATCTCCTCCTTCGAGTAGCCCTGGGCGTCCTCGATCGTCGGCTGCACCAGCATCATCGGACACGGGTCCTGGTGGATGTGGAAAGCGATGCAGGCGTTCAGGCACTTGGTGTAGCCGACCCGGGCGCTCTTCATCACCGAGATCTGTTCAATCGCCGGATCAGTGATCGCGTCCATGATCCCCTTCTGGTACGGCAGCGTGTGCCACCGGCCAGCCTCGGCGCTCGATTCGGCCGACAGGTAAAAATGCCGATCAGCCCACTCCGAAAGGGTCAGCTTCTCCGGTGGCTTCCATGCCCGAAGCGCTGCTGTAGCGATGTCCGCGATCTCAGCCATCTGTCTGCGCCAGCTCCTCGAGGGCTTCTCGGACGATGTCCTCCAGGATTGCAATCTGGTCTTGGGTGAGATCAGGAATCCGCTGCTTGGCTTTGCTGGCCACGCCGAGCACTTTGGTGCGGCTGATGGTGATCACCTCCACCCACTTCGCCTCAACCTCGGCTGCCCGAACCAGCAGGCCTTCCTTTTCCTTGCGCTCGAGCTCGAGCAGCTCGGCCTTGAGGTACTCGGTGCGTGCGCGGCTCTCGTTGTACTCGGGGACAATGTCTTCGGGTTCTGGTGACGCCAGTGACGGTCGGACTGCTTTGGGGCGTGGTGCAGGAAATGCGGATTCCCCTGCCGGCGGCTTCGGCCCGACGCCAATCTTGGCCATGGTTTTGGCGAACCAGTCCTCGCGGAGGCTGTCGGACTGAATCAGCTCACGGCCATCAAACGTGCGCACGACAGGAAGACGACCCTGCTTGATCGCCTTGTAGACGGCCGTCCGGGATACCCCCAGGGCGTCTGCTGCCTCTGACTTCGAGATGAGCGGCAAGGTTTGCCGGTGGTGTTAACCAATGTTACGGGTTTACAGTCCTGGTTGACACCAGCTGCAAAACCCAGTCCCCGCAGGCTACTATGGCCGGTTGCCTAGTTGACGGGGAAAGGGGCGACTTTGCGTGAGACGCATAAGACTTGAACTA